ACCATATCCGCCAGCAGGTCCAGGTGGATTATATCCTGAACCGGAACCATATCCGCCAGCAGGTCCAGGTGGATTATATCCAGAACCGGAGCCACCAGCAGGTCCAGGTGGATTATATCCAGAACCGGAGCCACCAGCAGGTCCAGGTGGATTTACTGGACCGCCATATGTACCAGTTGCACCATAGTATCTAGAAGGTGAATTATTATTAGTGTTAGAAATACTACCTTGCTGGGTAAATATAGTAGTGTCATTATCAGTAGTTATTTTAATTGCGGTTTGTCCATTTTTTTTAACAACCGTTGCAGATGTATTATTAGGGCCGTAAAATTTAATGGCTCCATCATTTGAACTCGAATAATTAGTATATCCTTCTTTGGATTGGTTTAATGTTATAGGATTACCCCCCTTTGCTAAAGTTAAGGTTAAAGACTGCGATCCGTCGTTATTGGTGCCTACTGTAACGGTACCTCCACTTTCACTATAAAAGGTGTTACCGGTTGAAAGTGGAGACGATTCTTTACTAAAATGGTTATAATTATCATAATTATTAGATATACTTGAATCGTCATCATCGCTATCACTGTCATCAGAATTATCATCTTGGTTTCTATTATTGTTTAATTTCATACCTTCTTTCGGATACATATTTCCTAAAAAAGAACATACTAATAATCCAAATAATAATATTAAAAAAATAAATAATACGTCTGAGTTCATTATATACTTTATATAGTGAAAAAAGTTTAAAAAGTTTAAAAATATAATTGAAATAGATTATTAATTATATTATATTTTAATTTAATATGGAACCGAATAAGTCAGTAAAATCACTCCTTTACAAATCTCAATTTGACGACGCCAATATATTAGAAATTGGAATTGACGAGGCAGGTCGAGGTCCATTATTTGGTCCTGTATTTGCAGCGGCAGTAATTTTACCTAAAGACGATTCATTCGATCATAGTAAAATGAAAGATAGTAAAAAATTTCATTCAAAAAAAAAGATTCAAGAAGTCGCAAATTATATTAAAGAAAATGCAATTGCGTGGTCAGTATGTTATGAATCGGAAAAAACAATAGACGATATTAATATTTTACAAGCAACTCAAAAAGCGATGCACTCATGTATAAAAGAAATAACAAATACTAAATTGTTAAAACCAAGTATAAATTGTGATACTATAAGGTATAATTCAATTCATTTATTGATAGACGGAAATTATTTTGTACCAATTCATCGCTTTAATGAAGGAAAAAAACAATTAGAATATATTCCTTATACTTTGGTCGAAGGCGGGGATAATAAATTTAGCTCGATTGCAGCAGCATCTATTTTGGCTAAAGTTGCCCGAGATCAATTTATTTCGGAATTATGTGAATCGAATCCAGAATTAGATGAGAAATACGGGATTAATTCAAATAAAGGATATGGTGCAAAACGGCATATAGATGGAATAACTCAACATGGTATAACTATATGGCATCGTAGAACCTTTGGAATCTGTAAACAATTTACAGATATATAAAAAAAACTGAAATAATAGAACTGAAATAATAGAACTATAAAAAAGTAATTTAAAATAAAGATAACATAATAAGTAAAATGAAAATTTTAGTTTTTGATACAGAGACTACAGGTCTTTCAAAAGAGAAAACAGTAACAAAAGATAATTATCATTTATGGCCATCAATTGTACAACTAAGTTTTCTAGTTTATGATACACAAACCTCTACCATACCTTTAGTATACGATAGTATTATCAAAGTAAATGAAACGGTTATTATATCACCAGAAAGTATTAAATTTCATAATATTACAAAAGAAAAATCTTTGGAAGAAGGAAGTGAAATAGAGACTGTTCTGTTATTATTATTAAACTTTATATGTAGCTCCGATAAAATAGTAGGTCATAATATAAAATTTGATATAAATATGATAAAGGCTGAAATATATAGAATTATGAATAAATATAGTGAACAAGAGGATATATATAAACAATATTCGATGTTTTTAGAAAAAATATCAACTTTTGAAGATATAACTTGTACGATGCATTCAAATATTGATCGATGTAATATAAAACGAACAAATAAGAGGGGTGATTATTTGAAATATCCTACACTAGAAGAATTACATATAGAACTATTCCATAAAAAACCCAATAATTTACATAACTCATTAAATGATATACTAATTACGTTAAGATGTTTTATAATGACAACTGAAAATACTGATATATGTAAGTTAGAAAATATTGCGCCATTTTATATAGAATTAATATAACTTATTATATTCATAATACGTTATAATATGATTTCATCGATTAAAAAAATAGTCCCAACAAGACCTTCTTTTTTTTTTATATTCATCCAACAGTGGTTCTTCATTTGAATTAATTGACTGTCTTAAAAGAGTCAATAAGTAAAAAAACTTATTAATAGTATTGATATCTTCTTCACTATAAATTTCTTCAGTGTCGGTTATAACACTATCAGATTCATCTATTTCGGTTTTATTTCTATTTTTATCTTTATAAATATCTTCTAATCTTGGCGCAGATGGGTGATTAGTAGTATTTGTCATTTGTTTACGAATAGCATAATAAATATCGTCTACTTTAATATCTCCAGAAAAAGGTTGATTTTTTTGTGGAGGTTCTGCACAAAACGCATCGTCTTCATTTTTTGGATATAAATCTTCTATTTTATAATCAAATTTATTAGACATTTATATATATTATAATGATAAATTAAGAAGAGCACATATCACAAATTTCATCACTTTCATCTTCATTACTATGTTTTTCTGGCTCGATTGTAAATTGTTGTGCTTGATGTTTTGCTTTTCTTCTTAAGTAATAAATACCCGTTTTGAGACCTTTTTTCCAAGAATAAAAATGCATCGATGTCATTTGATTATAAGTAGGATCTTCCATCCATAAATTCAAACTTTGACTTTGACAAATAAACGCGCCACGGTCTGCAGATAAATCAATCAAATGTTTCATAGGTATTTCCCAAACAATCTTAAATTTTTCTCTAATGAATTCAGGTAAATGGGTTAATTGTTGAATAGATCCTTTATTTGCAACAATATTATTTTTAATATCCTCGTTCCATAATTTTAAATCAATCAACTCTTTCATCAAATATTTATTTACAACAATAAATTCCCCCGCGAGGGTTCGTCTAGTATAAATATTACTAGTGAACGGTTCAAAACATTCATTAAATCCTAAAATCTGTGATGTACTTGCTGTGGGCATAGGAGCTACTAATAATGAATTTCGTAACCCGTGTTTTTGAATGGATTGTTTTAGTATGGACCAATCATACATATTAGGATTCGTATCCCACATATCAAATTGAAGAATACCTTTATGTGCAGGTGATCCTATAAAGGAACTGTATGCTCCACAATATGTAAAATTTTCTTCATTACTATTTACGGGATTATATTCATATTCATTTGATATCTCGAGTAATTCAAAACGCGATTTATTTTCTTCGAATAATTGTTTTATCTTCTCATAACGTTCTATTGCTAATTCATTACTTTTTTCTAATGATGCGTGATAAATTGTTTCAAAAATCTTGGCGTTGACTTCTTTCGAATCCTCGCTATGAAAAGGGATATTCATTAATACAAATGTATCTGCTAATCCTTGTATTCCAATACCAATTGGTCGATGTTTTAAATTACTGCGTCTAGTTTTGTCAGTTGGATAATAATTAACATCAATTACTTTATTCAAATTTAAGGTGATAGTTTTCGTAGCTTTATGGAGTAACTCATAATCAAATACACCTCCGTCTTTAACAAATGAAGGTAACGCAATAGATGCAAGATTACAAACAGCAGTTTCATTTGCATCTGAATATTCGATAATTTCACAACATAAATTACTAGATTTGATAGTTCCTAAATTTTGTTGATTGGATTTCAAATTCGCAGCGTCTTTATATAATAAATAAGGTACACCTGTTTCCATTTGCGCATCTAGAATTTTGAACCATAATTGTCTTGCACTTATATTTTTTCTACCTCGGTGTTCAGATTCATATTTTGTATATAGTTCTTCAAATTCTTTACCGTAACTATCAGATAATCCAGGACATTCATGTGGACAAAATAGTGTCCAATTGGCATTATCTTTTACTCTTTCCATAAAGAGATCATTCATCCAAAGCGCGTAAAATAAATCACGGCCTTTCATTTCTTCATCTCCGTGATTCTTTTTCATTTCTAGAAAATCTTCAATATCTGGATGCCATGGTTCCAAATAAATAGCAAAAGAACCATTACGTTTTCCGCCACCTTGATCAACATATCTGGCAGTATTATTGAAAACGCGTAACATTGGTATAATTCCGTTAGAAGAACCATTTGTTCCATGTATATGGGTTCCTTTTGCGCGAATATTATGAATATGCATACCTATGCCGCCTGCCCATTTAGAAATACGTGCAGTATCTTTTAATGTATTATATATCCCATCTAAACTATCATCTTCCATCGCAATTAAAAAACAGCTAGAAAGCTGAGGTCTTGGAGTTCCAGCGTTAAATAATGTTGGTGTTGCATGCGTGTAATATTTTTGCGACATGAGATCATATGTTTCTTTAATATATGCAATTGATTTTTCAGTATTTGTTTCAGTAAAATGAATACCAATTGCGACACGTAGCCACATATGTTGGATTCTTTCTATTATAATATTGTTTATACGAAATAAATATGCACGTTCGAGCGTTTTAAACCCAAAATAATCAATCAAATAATCTCTAGAATAATCGATCATATTTTCGAATATATCTTTATGTTGTTCAATAAAGTTCCATACGTCAAATGAAATGAGTGGTTTATGATTACCATTAAAATCGAGAAAATGATATAATCGATTCATTACATTATAGAATGAGGAACTAGTATTTTTTTGATGATTAGAAACAGAGATCCTTGAAGCGAGAGTAGAATAATCAAAATGTACTGTGGATAAAGAAGCACACTGTTGAGCCATTAGTTCATCTATTTTGGATGTTTCAATTCCGTCATATAACTGGTCGATTACTTTCATAGTTAACGCAGAATAATTTACTTGAATATTCACTTCTGTTCCAACATTTTTAATACGTTGTAATATTTTATCAAATGCTACGGTTACTAATTCACCATTTCTTTTTCTGACATGCATTTCATCACGATCTGTCATATACAAATAAATATGAGATATTTTTAAATATATTTAATTATTCAATTAACTATTATTAAAATTTTTCTAATGTAATTTATATATAAATGGAAAAGTATTTAATAGTCATAATGAGTGTTTTAGTTATCTTATTTAATAGTTATTATAATACAATTAGTTCAGATAATGAAACAGAAGGTTATTCAAATTATACTTTAGAACAAGCAGACGGTAAAATACCTGAGTCTCAAACACGGGTTTTAGTTCAAGAAACATATCCTATTACCGGTAAAAATGGTATATCAAACAACGGTGCATCTGATATATGGAAGTGGTATCCAACCTTCACACTAGGATCTTATGCTCAAATAACGAATAATATTCGCTATCCATTAAGACCAAGTAATGGTTCGTGTACACCTGCAAGTATGTGTGGAGCACTTTATAAAGAAAATAAAAATTTTATTGGTAAAAATTATATAACACCATTACCTCCTGTAAGTAAATGTGGTACACGCATAGGATACTTTAGCAGTCCTGTAGCTAACTTAAACATGTAAATTATATTTCAAGTTTTTCGGTATCTATTTTAATAATATTTAATAAGCAATTATTATGTGGTTGTTTTACAAAATTATCAGGAGTAGATTCTTTATCAAGAGTAGATTGTTGAGATTTTATCATTTTTTTCGGAGCACGATGATCATATCCAGTTTTTCTCTCATGAAGAATAATATTCCATACATTTTGTAATTGAGAAATATTATTTTGAAACCAAATCTTATTTCGCTCAACTAAGACACAGCTCATTTTTTCTAATTTCCAATAAATATTTTGTATCCAGATACATTCATCAGTAGAATTATTTTGTATAGTATCTTCAATCCATTCATCTACACTATCATTTGAAATATTAAAAGGCTTATAAATATAATATGGCTTCATATTTTTAGAAAAATATAATATGATACCATGTGTATGAGGTTCTTTGGATTCATTCATAAAACTTTGATAATCTGGAATTTCAATAAATTTAGTTTCTAGAAAATCACATAAATCTAAATTACATACTTCCATTTGAAGCTGCATTTGTACCCAATATTCTTTTTTGGGAATACCAGTAATTTCACGGTTTACTATATTCTTGATTTCTAACATTCTACCATATCTATCAGAATCTTTCTTTATAACAATCCCGTCGGGAGATGCTCCTAAAAAAGGATAATTTTTATGAGGTATACAACCGAACTCTTCTACTTGTGTATTATATAAATATTCATAAATCATTACAGATAATGGCTCATATTTTTGTCCCCAGTGTAAAGGGGAACTCAGGTTGGTGGGTCTGGGGTTTTCATCTATTATAATTGGTTTACATTTTTCATATATTATTTGATTCATAACTCCTTCTTTTTCAAACACTTTATACGCATTACTTGCGGTAATTAAATTATGTCTTCTCTCGTACCATTCTGATGTTCTTTGAACAGGCTGCGGGACTCCCCTTAAATATTCTATTTTTTGCTCTAGTTCATCTAGATTATCTTTATTTTGAACGATAGGAGTAAAATCAAAATGTGAACGAATATAGGAAAAAGATTCCAAATACATCTCAAATATTTCTTCTGTGATTAAAAATAAATCTTCTTCAAAAAAATCATCATTTAAAATTTGATCTTCAAATTGAATAGATAATAATTCAATAAAGTCTTCATAAAAATCTTCTCGAAACGTTGGTTCGCTTAAAAGAGTAGGATTATTTTCAATATAACTATCTAAAATATGAAAACATGTTTCTTGAAAATCTATAGGATCTATCTCTTCCCAAATAGGGGCTGGAATATCAATACTAATCGTTTCTAGTTCATCTATTAATTCAGGTAATTCATGTAGATACATATATTAATATGATTATAATTGTTTATATCATAATTATATTATTCATTCCTCAATCAATATTTCTGGATTAACTGATTTAACTTTATTTTTAAACGTAGCATTCAGTTTTTTTGGCAGGGATTTCACAGTAGATTGTCGTTTATCTAAATTACGTAGTGTAAAATGTTTATTTTGTTTATTAAATTGTAGCCCGGGTATAGATAAAATTTTTTCGTTAGTTTTATCATAAATTACATCTTTAACTTTTTTCAACTTCTTTTTATCTATTGCGTCTTTTAAGAAAATATGTAGTAGATTCTTTTCTTCTGGTGAAGAATTATTTTCTTCGGAATAGGTTTCTACAAAATCGCTAATTTTTTTTAATTGTATAGTTTTATTCAATTTGATCCAATTTTCGTTTGCGTTATTTTTTTTTTCATTTTCAAGAAACTTATCTAGACTAGAAATATTATCATTTGATACGGTTTCTGGTATAGGTTTACCATTAATTAACATAGTTTTATATTTAATGTTTTTTAATTCCATACATTCTTCGTGTTTTATTTCATTCATTATATATATATATTATAAAGAATAAAGTTTAACTCTATTTTTATAATATTAATATTATTAATGGAAGAGAACAAAAAAATCAAAATAGAAGGAACCTATAATAGATATATGATAAAAAAAACGACATATAAAAGTGATAAAAATAAAAAACGTAATCAAAGTTTAAATTGGGCATTTGATGAAAAATTTTATAAGTCTCAAGAACAGTTCAAATTATTGAATACAATTACATATGAAAATGACAAAGCTGTATGGAATATTATGAAACAACAAATTAATCAAAAAATAAATAGTTATAAACAACAAGATATAGGGAAAAAAATATTCGATTCAACTATGTTTTTAACATATGAAGATGTATTAATTTCATTAAGAACATCCGAGTTAAAATGTTATTATTGTTCAGACGAAATATTTATATTATATGATACATCGAGAGAAGGTAAACAGTGGTCGATAGATAGAATAGATAATAATAAAGGACATAATAAAAATAATTATTATATTAGTTGTTTAGATTGTAACTTGAAACGTAGGTGTCAAAATGACGAAAAATTTTTATTTACTAAACAACTATCTATAAAAAAGGTATAATTATAATATAACTATATTATGAATTTTATAATTATAAAAAATTGATTTATTTTGATAACTTAATTTGAATGTAAAATATATAAAATATATAAATAATATATTATTATATATGTTTTGTCAGTATAAAAATATATTAGGGAAAGTTGGTAAAGGAATTCATTCTATACGTATATATAATATTTCTGTTATAGACGTTATATTAACCTTTTTAGCTGCTTATTTAATTAATCGTGTTTATCCCCAATTTAATTACCTTACCATTTTATTTTTTTTATTTTTATCTGGTATTTTCTTACATCGGTTGTTTTGTGTAAGAACTACTATAGATAAATGGTTATTTCCAAAAAAATAATACGAGTTTAATATTTTTAATTAAAATAAATAAAAATATTATGGAGTGGAAATGGTCAACTGGAATACCATATGAAAAGTCTCGTAGAAGATACCCATCTAAAGAACCCATCCAAGATGAACAGTCTAAATTAAATATGCAACAAAATGCAATTAATAGCTCATTAAATCACGATGAGAATACATGGGATTTAATGAATCAAGTACAACATTTTTCTCCAGATGATTTTAAAACATCAAATAAACGAGAAGAATTGGATGAAAAAATATCTGGTCGTCATATGGTACAACAGTGCGGATTTAATCCTTTTATGACTGATAATACATATGTGAATGATATAGAAGTAAGAGATAAATTTTTAAAACCCATAAATACTACTGATACCGTTTCCAAAAAAGAGAATTAGTGTGTACTGTTAATACACATAGTGTTCAAAAGTCTATTTACAAAATACGCAAGTAGCGTATTAAATATAAGAGCCATACCATTAGCGACAAATAACGCATCTATTTTTTTACGTTTCATTACAAATCCACCAATCACTCCAATAATTGCTAAAATATACGCGACAAAAAAGAATATCGATAGTACGTAAAAATATAAACACCACTCTTTTCCTAGAGGTCCAAAATAACTATCCATGAATTCGTTCATATATATATAATAGATGGATATAAAATTTTCTAAATATCGTTAGTATTAGAGGATTTTTTATTATGTATTATAATAATTACTTAAATAAATCTTAAAATTAAGTAATTATATGAATTCAAACAAATATTGTACACAAAACCAACTATTATTAAATAACTTATTAGAATTTTATAAAAATGAAGATTATATCGATAAAATGTTACAAATAATCACGGGTGATTCTAAAATTTCATTAAGAATTGTAGATTGGTTTGCCACAAACTATGCTAAAAAATACTATACTCTTTATGATATAAATACTCTTAGTGGAATACATCGATTCAAAGTTTATTTTGATTATAAATTAAAACTTAAAGCATATAGTAAAAAGCGTTTTGATCCATTTTGTAGATGGGAACGTATCAGTATACCATATAAAAATGATAGTTCTATTGAAACAACCATAGGTCAATTGAATTTTTTTAAGTGGGCAATTGAAAATGAAGTAATTAAATATATAGAAGAAAATTACGAGACAATAGAAAAAGATATGAATAGTCGTAATAGTACTTCTAAAAGAAAAGATACTTCGGATAATTCAAAAACACGTAAAAAACGTGAAGAGTTATCAGTATCTGCGACTAAAAGTATAAAAAAAGAAGATATAGAAATAGTAGTAACTTTTGATTAAATATTATTTAAACATATTTATTTGATATTTAAAATGGGTAATTTACAGTCAACAATCAGAAAAACCAATTTTGAAGATGTTCAGTATGCAATTAATAATCCAACTTCATTTATACTAATAAATACCCTTAATAATAATGAACAAGGTTGTCTTATATATAACAGTATTTGCGGTGATAGTGAAGAAGAATATATAAACGAGTTAATGAATAAATGTAACTATGATATAAATATAATTATTTATGGAAAGCATACAGATGATGAAAATATAATGAAAAAATATAATCAATTATGTGGATTGAAATTTAAAAATGTTTATATATACCAAGGTGGATTATTTGAATGGTTATTATTACAAGATATTTATGGATCTGATGATTTCCGTACAACATCAAAACAATTAGATATCTTAAAATTTAAACCATCCAAAAAATTAAATGTAAAGCTACTAGAATATTAATTTTTGTAATACAGAAATATCATATTTAGATTGATTATTCAGTTCATTTGCTTTTTTAATTGCGTACTCCGAAATAAATAAATCATCTTCTATATATTTACTCATACGACTATCGTAAAGGTCAATAGCTCGTTTAACTGCGTCTGTATATTCCAAGTTTTCTTTTTTTAATCCAAAAATAATACATCTATTAATATCAAATCCAGATAGTAAATCTGCTTCTCTTACGATATGATAGGCGTCTTGGTATTCATGAAGATTCGGATAACCATTTTTTTTAACTTTAGAATAAGAAATGGTAGAAATAATATTAGAAACTGCCATTCTATCTTTGTCGTTCATATGTTGAATTAATATATTATCAATATTATTGAGCTCACTTGGTTCGTTTAATATATATTTACTATCACACATATCATGTAATAAAGATGAAACAGATATAACGTCGCGTTGTTTATTAAGAATAGGATTAGTTTGTATTTTACTTTCTACTATATTGTTCGCATAGTTAAATACGTCTATACTATGCTTTAATGCATGAGACTCGTCAATATTTAGTCTTTTTGATGTAATTATTACATAATTAACTACAATATTTAATAAGTTATTTGTAATTCGTGAAATAGTATGCAATTTCATTGACATATATAAATATAATCTTATATTTATATATGTCAATTCCTTTAATATCATATATATCTTGCATATACTCGCGATTATCATATTTAAATCCTAGAGAGTTTAACGCATCCTATAGTGAGATTTTTTCTAATAAACTGATATTAGAGCAAATAAAACAAATACCAACAGTTTCGCTAACAAATTTATTTCATATCGATACTAAACAAATTGAAAACTGTAATGAGATGGTAAATAAAATAATATATTTGAAAAAAAAAGAGTATGTTAAAAATGATAATTTTATGTTCTTTTCTATTTCAACATCTAATTACGCAGGAGTGTTTATTACTGCAGATAAAACGATGAATACTATAACAGTATCATTTCGTGGTACGTATTCAGTAAAAAGTGCACTTTCATATTCTAAGTTATCCTCTTTAACTCCTACTGTTATTTGTAATAAAAAAGGTGGTGTTTTAATTGGAATTTATAAAATTATTCACGAAATATTCAATACAATATTAGAATGTATAAATTTTTTAAAGAGTGAAAATTTAAAAAAAACCCCAACAGTAATAACAACCGGTCACTCATTAGGAGGAGCGTGTGCGACTATTTTTTCTTATCTTTATTATTTGAATACTAAAAAACCAATTATTTGTATTACCTTTGGATCTCCACGTGTATTTAATTATGAGTTAATACAGAAATATAACTCGTTCATAAAAAAAAATAAAATATTATTTCATAGATATATTACAAACGGAGATCCATTTGCCAAACTACCGCCAAATATACCCAAAAGTACAGATAAGACATTTTTTCATCCTGATGATAATAATTCTAAATTGGAGAATATTTCTTATTTATGCGATAATCAAACTAGAAAAACAATTTGTACATTCAAATCTAAAACGAAGAAACGCAAACCTGATTTAAAATATCATGGTAATTATTTGGGGATTTCATATAAAGATGCTGCTGATAATTTAAAAAATATGAAAAAGGAAATTAAAAGAAATAAATCAGGTGATACGATTTGTCGTTTGGTAAAAGGAAACAAAGAACAAATTGAAGCGGTATTTTTTAATTTACAAGAATTAAAACATAAAGCGTTCAATTCTAAATCAAAAACAAAGAAATTGAGAGAAAAAATAGGAAAAATATTTAAAACCGATTATAAACGCGGGGATGCGTATATGAATAAAAATCAATTTGATCACTTATTAAAAAATATGGAAGTAATACAAGATAATAAGTTGAAAACAGACACATATATTGAACTATTATCAGATCAGCCGGAAAACAAAACGAAAATTTGTTAATTTTTTATAAATTTTAACATATTTTGAATATGTTCTTCGCGTTCGTTTTCTTCAATATCGCCATTAAATATATAAATATTATCTATATCCATTACTCTCGTGTAATAAGTCATCATATCATTATGATACTTATGACAGTTTTGTAAATATTCAAGTGAAATTATTGATTCTCCGTTTCGTGAACGTTTTTTAATTCGCTGACAACATATAGTTGGGGAAGAATTAACATAAATAACTTTATCTACAGGAAAATCTTCAATAAAAGCATCAAACCATTTCATATATATTGAATAATCTACATGTCGAATCTTTTTATCGTCATATAACATTTTAGCAAATACATATCTATCTGTAAACAGACTTCTCTCTGTAATAATAATAGCGTTTTTATTTTTTTCTATTGCTTGTTTTAAATTATTGAGTCGAGATATATAAGCCATCATTTGGAAAGAGAATGCATATTTTTCAGGAGTTTCGTAAAATAATTTTAATATAGTAGAGCCTGTTTCATCAGTAATATTTTCCCATTCATCTACCGGTTCTTTTAAAAATATAATTTGTTTATCGTCGTATCCTTGATACATATTTTGAATACACGATAAGATCGTGGATTTACCTGATCCAATATTACCCTCGATTGAAATGATAATGTTACTGTTCATATTTTTCATATTATTTATAATGTTTTTAAAAACATTTTTTTGTATCATTTTTTTATAAAATAATAATACAAAAAAAAATACAAATAAAAAACAAATAAAATAAAATTGATACATAAAAACATGTTATAATTAATATAACTATAATACATAATGGATTTTAATCAACGTAAATTAATTAAATCAGAGTGGGAATCTATTGAGACTCCGGTATCGAATGAAGAAAAACATATATTGAACATGATAGTGAAAGGAAGTGATAATATTAATATTCGTGTAAATAATAATTTGTCTATATTATCTTATTTGAAAATTGATTTTTCAGAAAAGATAAATGATTTTATTTATATAAAATATTGTAAAGACAGATGTGACGCATTAAAGAAACAAGTAATAGACTTATTTCCTGATTATATTATAAAAGATATTAAGGTTGTTATAAAGTTGAATTCAGCTGATAAAATACGACTTGAAAAAAATAGCATAGAAGATATTATAAATAAAAAAGACTTGTATGAAAATGTCATTATTTATCATATTTCCAAAATAGTTAAATATATTAAAAAAAATAATACAGAAGAATTTGTATTTCATTATTTTACAGTTGATAAATTATTAAAGAATTCTATTAACCTTTTAAATAGTCATGTAATATCATTTTGTAATGATATTATAAATGCGTTTAAAAGTCATATAAATATGAATGATTTGATAAAAAATGGGGATAAATTAATAGAAAAAAATAAAAATTTATTAAAATTTACAGATTTAATTTTATATGAACACCAAAAACAAATAATAAACTATGTAAATTCTCCGAATTCTAAATTAATATTATATATTGCTCCTACAGGTACAGGTAAAACACTTACCCCGCTTGCGCTTTCAGAGAAATTTAAGATTATTTTCGTATGCGCAGCACGCCATGTAGGCCTCGCTCTAGCAAAATCTGCGATATCGATTGATAAAAAGGTGGCTTTTGCGTTTGGTTGTAATAGTGCGTCTGATATACGATTACATTATTTTGCAGCAAAAGAATATAATCGTAATAAAAAATCAGGGGGTATTGGAAAGGTAGATAATAGCGTAGGTGATAACGTGGAAATAATGATATGCGATATTAAATCATATTTATATGCGATGTATTATATGAGGTCTTTTAATATGGATGATCAAGGAAATTATATGGATGATAAGATAATTACTTATTGGGACGAACCGACTATTACACTTGATTATGAAAAACACGAGTTTCACGATATTATTAAAAAGACATGGAGTGAAAATATCATTCCAAATATGGTACTGTCTTCAGCTACATTACCAAAATGCGAAGAACTGACAGAAACCATTGCAGATTTCCGTTCTAGATTTCCAAACGCAGAAATTAAAACGATAAATAGTTATGATTGTAAAAAATCTATACCTATCATTAATTCGACGGGATTTGTAGAACTACCGCATTATATGTCTGAAAAATATGAAGATATAATTAAAATTGTGGACCATTGTGAAAATAATTTAACTTTGATGCGTTATTTTGATTTAAAAGAAGTTTGTGATTTTATCATTTTTGTAAATGAAAATGATTATATAATGTCAAGATATAGAATTAATAATTATTTTGATTCATTAGATGATATCACTATGCAAAATATAAAATTGTATTACTTAAAAGCACTAAAAAATATATTCCAAGGTCTTTGGGGTGCTATTTATCTACACTTTAAAATATCAAGACGTCCTAAAATTATATTAAATGACACCGTAGATAAAAATGGAAATAAGTTATGTAAATCACAGAGTTTAGGACACGATACTCCTAGTAAAAGTAATATGAATGGTAAAGAAATTATTAGATTGCAAAGTGAACAAATTGTAAATAAATCATCATCAAATGAAAATCAAAAAAATATAGGAATATTAATTACAACAAAAGATTCTTATAGTTTAACAGATGGACCTACAATTTTCCTTACAAATGAAATAGAAAAAATAGCAAAATTTTGCATTCAACAAGCAAATATTCCTTCCGTAGTAATGGAAGATTTATCTAATAGAATTAGCTATAATAATAAGTTGAATGAACAATTACACGTTTTAGAAGATGAATTAGAGTATAATAGAGAAAAATTTGAAAATGTGATTAAGAATGAAATAACTGATAAAAAAGCACCACAAGGTAGGAATAAATCAACTAAAGATATAAGAATGAATAACCGGGTGAATGAAGACACAGGTAATAAGTCTATCTCTAAGTTAACAAATGAAATAAATAATTTAAGGGGTTTGATTAAAAGTATAACACTAAATGAATTATTTGTACCTAATAAATCATCTCATTTGAAAAAATGGGCGTCATCTATGAATACGTCTACTTCTTACACCAGCAATATAGACGAGAAAACTGTTAACGAAATAATGTTATTACATAATGTAGATGATAAGTGGAAAGTTTTATTAATGATGGGTATTGGCGTTTTCATAAATCACTGCAATCCACAATATCTAGAAATTATGAAAAGAATGGCGGATGTACAAAAATTATATATGATAATTGCGTCAAGTGATTATATATATGGAACAAATTATCAGTTTTGTCACGGTTATCTAAGTAAAGATTTAAATTTATCTCAAGATAAAATTATTCAAGCGATGGGTAGAATTGGTAGAAATAATATACAGCAAGACTATACTGTACGATTCCGTGATGATAATCATATTAAAAAATTATTTACTACTGATTTGAATAGACCTGAGGTGATAAATATGAATATATTATTCAATAGCAATACAACATGAAATGATAATGTTTTTATATCTAGTATTTAATATTTTGATTCGCAGTTTGATTCACAGGTCGTTTCGCAGTTTGATTCGCAGTTTGATTCGCAGTTTGATTCGCAGTTTGATTCGCAGTTTGATTCGCCTTTCTATCATCCATTTTTTTTTTAATTTTTCCATAGGCATCTGACTCAGTTGCCTTGGTATAAACTGCGGACTGAAACCCGGTTATTTTTCCTCTAACGGCATTAGGTTTTAATTCTCCTCTACCTTCGTTCGATGCTTCTCCAACAACCTTGTTGATTGTATAATTACGAGCAGAATATCCATTACTATATTTATAATTAACGCCTAAATGAACCATTATTGCATTTAACTTATAATTCATAGTAGCAAGAGTAAGAGGCATATTCATTGCACTACGAGATGCTTTTAATGATCCTTTCGCATAATTCAAATAATCGCTACCTTTATTAAAACCCTCTGATTTTTGTTTTGCTGGAGGAGCATTTGGATCAGTATTTTTGTTACGTCCCCAAAATCCTCCTTTTTTTGTTTTCTTATGTGAATTTTTATTTTTTATAGGATATGTTTTATTGTTGGGCATTATATATATATATATAATTATAAAAAAAATTATTAGTTGAATGCTTATTCATATTGTAATAATATTTATAATATGAATTATAATAATAAAGTATATATTTATTAATTTAGTTACTATATGCCAGCCCTCCCATACCACTCATGATACGAAGAACGTTATAGTTTGTGGCATAGACACGAACCTTAGCAGTTTTTGTACCTTCAACAGTTGCGTTGGAAAGAACAAGTTGAAGAGTAGCGTTATCAATTCTGGAGAAGTTACATGTTCCGGATGGTTGATGTTCTTCAGGGCGAAGAGCGAATGAGTATACGTTGATACCCTCATCAGGACTTCTTGTGTGGGCTTGGTAAGGTTGAACCCAAGAGAAGTAAGAACCTTCACGTTCAGAGAAGCGATCTTGTCCGTTCAATTGAAGCTTGGCAGTAACAACTGGGTTTTGTCCCCAGCAGTGCATGTCAAGAGAGGTCTCAGATAAGACGAATGTTCCGGCATCAGAAACGCCAGAGTTATCAATATGAGAACCACGCTCGTTCAAAAGAGCAGCAACATCGGGTGAAAGACCAGATGTATCAAGAGGGATAGAAGGTCCACCCATATTAGGCTCATTATAAGGATTAGAGGGTCCGTGCCAGTATCCTGTGAAGTTATCATCAGGGATATAGTCAAGGGCACCTGCATCTTGGAACAAACCGCGAGCATCAATATAAGCACGGGAATCAGCAGCGATTGCTTGAGGTCCACCAAAGGCATGGATAGCATTAGGAAGAGCATCAACGGCATCAGTATAGTTGAATGGTTGGGCACCAAGAACCTTGAAAAGAAGAGCATCGCAAGTCAAAGATGAGCAATAATCTACATTTTGATCAGGTTGGACAACCCATATAAGTTCTTTAACCGGGTGGTTAAAGTTCAATTTGATTTTGTTACTGGAAGAACCAACAGATTCATCACCTGTGAATTGAAGTTGTGTGATCAAATATTCGTGAGGATTTTGTGCCATTCTTCGGCGTTCATCAGTATCTAAAAAGACATAGTCAACATAGATGGAAGCAGCAACTAAAGATTGGTTATAGGCAATTGTTGCTGGAACTGGGCGTCCAACGTTGTATTGACCAGCAGCACCGGCGTATGGGTTTTGGTTACAGTTAAGTGTTGTAACTGCCCATAAACATTCATCGATAGGACGAATATCAAGATTAATTTTTACTTCGTGGTATTGAAGAGCGATCAAAGGAAGAGCAAGACCGGGGTTTGTGCAAAACCAGAATTGAAGAGGAATATAAAGAGTGGTTTCTGGTAATGCGTTACGAGGGGCACACACTTGACGAGGAGCCATGGAATCACAAGGACTTTCAACATCAGAGAAAGAAGGATCTGTGATGAATGTAAGCTGTGTTGTGTTACCGATACATTTGAAGTAACCTCTTAGTTGTTCAGAAGTCATGGTAAGTTGGTTCCAGATATGCATCCAGTCACCATATTGACGATCGATGCGTTGACCACCAATTTCAACTTCAACTTGAGCAACCAATTGCTCACCAGGGAAATCTAACCAACGGGCATAAACTCCTGTATTTTGTCCTGTTGTATAGTTTCCAAGACCCATAAGTTGGTTAATTTCGGGAAGTGTTACTTGTAAATATGTTCTGTAAGCAAGATCACCGTTTCTACTGATGACACATTGGACACGTCGTCCAAAATCGGCTTGACCGTTAAAAGTTTGTTCAATAGATTCCATAGCAAAGTTAGTATATCGTCTGTAAGTTACTTTCCAGAAAGTAATTTGAGGATTTCCTGTAAGATAAACATCTTGTGCGCCATAAGCTACGAGTTGCATTAATCCGCCTCCCATTTTTATATTATTGCTAAAGAAAAAAAAATAATATTTTAATTTAATTAAATATATTAATTATCTGCTATAAACAATAATTAATAAATTTTATATTTTAGATATATCCATGTTAGATGTAATAAATTCAGTGAGCGATAGTTCATCGAATACTTTCGTTTGGTTTTCATGTTTTTTTTTTAAGATAAAAGATTTATGATCTTTTTTTATAGTCCATCCATCTTCTAATGCATTATAAATAAAAATCATTTTTTGAAATTTTAGTTTATCAATTGAACAATTTTCTAAATTTAATATAGATTTATCCATAATTATTTGTAATAAAACTTAAATTATAAATAAACTATTTTATTAATTTAAATATTTATATTAATATTAATTAAAATGGTAATATTCAAACAAAAATCTGATCGTAGTATTAAATATAATAAAAAAAAATCGATAACATTAGATGGGAAACACCAAGAATTTTTGAATGAATTTTCTAAAGATACTAATGAAAAAATACCAGAATTGAAAAATAAAATTAAAATTTGTGAAGAAAAAATAAAATCAGGAATTTCCCTTGAAGAGTCTCTAGACTTAAAAGATAAAATAGTTACTTGTAAAAATGATATAAAATATTGTAAGCAAAAGAAAAAAGAATATTTTTTAGATAATTCTAAATTGATTTTTGAGTATTTTGAAGATAAAAAAAATATTTCGAATTCTGCTATTAATACTGGAACAAGTAAAAATAAAATTCTTAATCACTTTTTTAAGATAAATGATGAAGTTCCTAAGAAAATAGATATCACGAATAAAAGCTTGGTAAATAAGTATTTATCTAAAATTGATAATTCTTTTCTCGATATGAAAAATTTTATAAATCAAACTGATATTTGTAATTACTGTTTTAAAGGAGAGTTGATACCAGTCGAAGACGAAGGTATATTAATTTGTAATTTATGTTCCAGAAATATACCATTCTTGATAGAAAACGAAAAACCGTCTTATAAAGAACCCCCTAAAGAAGTATGTTTTTATGCTTATAAAAGAATAAATCATTTTAAAGAAATTTTAGCCCAATTTCAAGGAAAAGAAACTACACAAATTCCACCTGAAGTGATCGAAAATATAAAATTACAAATTAAAAAAGAAAGGATTGATTTAAGTGAGATTACAAACCATAAAACAAAAGATATTCTAAAAAAATTAGGATATAATAAGTATTATGAACATATTCAATTTATTAAAGATAAATTAGGTATCAAACCCCCAGTAATGTCACCTGAGCTGGAAGAAACGATGTGTAATTTATTTATGGAATTACAAGCCCCTTATTCTAAATTTTGCCCAGATGATCGCGTAAATTTTTTAAACTACTATTACACAGCTTATAAACTTTGTGAGTTATTAGGCGAACATCAATATTTAGATTTTTTTCCCATGTTAAAAGATCGTGAGAAACGGATTGAACAAGATAATATATGGAAGAAAATATGCGAAGAATTAGATTGGGAATATATTCCTACAGTTTAGGAAAATATTATTATATATATATAAATAATGGCTGACACTTATTGTGATAATGATGTTACCTATAAAGCTTTTGCTAAGATTCCTAATCAACCAAAACCAATACCAATAATGTACAGACCTGGCGGTCGACAAACAGGGCAAATACAAAATAAGGCTAGTCGATTACCAATGGTAATTGAAGAAAGTAATGAGAATATGGCGAAACCCGCCCCTGTTATTGTAAATGGTGTGACTTATAAACCAGATATTTCAAAAATTCGACAACATAATTGTACAAAATCTTTTATGGGAAACAAGCGTGTTTTTGATTATATCCCGATGGCTGGCGGAAGAAGACGAACTCGTAGAAGACATGGTAAAAGAAAACATTCTACTAAACGTAAACACAAATCTAAAAGAAAACAATCTACTAGACGCAGAAAATCTTGTAAAAGAAGACGTTAAAATGATAAAATAAATAAAAACTAAATATTTATTTTATAAAACTAATTATTTATGGGTTATAAGGGAATAGTTTTGTCATATTCGTATTATAAATATTAAAATTGGGTTCATTACAATTAGACCCATATCCTGTGCCATATCTTATATTACTTCCACCGCGATATTTACGTGTTCTCTTACTCTTACCTTTACGATTTTGTCGGGTTTTGTCAGTTCGTTTGGTTTTACCAGTTCGTTTGGTTTTACCAGTTCGTTTCGTTTTTTTATTTGATGGTATTTGTTTTGCTATTTGTACAAGTTTATGTGTATTTCTATGTTTTAAATATATATTTTTTCCTTCTATTTTACTTATATATGTGTTTTCAAATGTTTTAGGTTTACTTTTCGCGAGATCCAGCATTTGTTTACAACACATTTTACAACAAGTATAAAATCTATATTTTTTTCCCTTCCAGTTTAAGGTATGAGGTCTTGACTTTGTTATTTTTGTATATCTACCGTTATGAATTGGCATATGAGGACAAAATTTTAAATACCGTGATTGTATTTTTTCAGTTGTGTTTTGTTTTCTAGATTTTCTATTTTTTCTAGATTTTCTTCCTCCAATACCAGCGGATTCATCTGTAGTATATCCCTCATCCGAATCTACGGATACATTCAGATCATCTATATCCATAGGACCAGCTGTATCAATTGATTCATCTAAATCTACAGATAAATTTGCTTCAGGAATATTGTCTACCGCGTCTGTATCATAGTCATCGGGTGTCGCTTCTATAATATTTTGATTTAAGTCATTTTGATTTAAGTCATTTTGATTTAAGCCATTTTGATTTAAGCCATTTGGCAATTGAATGGATAAATTTTGATTATCTGTATTCATTAATATAATATAATATTTATTAATGAATTAATGTATTATTTATTTAAAATCCTCCCGGGAATTTAACAATATTTGCACCTATACCAAATCCAGCACCAGATCGTGCAGTGACCCCCATAGTAGGAACATATGTATCCAAAATACTAAATGTAGCTGCAGCAGTTAAAGCAATCAATATAATTTCTTCAACATTCAAAGAACGTTTGGGAATAGCATAAGCAGCAATTGCTACCATTAAACCCTCAACTAGATATTTAATGATTCTTTTAACAAGTTCACCAACGTTTATTAAGCCGTTCATTATATTAATTAAAAAGAAAAAAATAATTTGTTAAAATTAAAACTTAAAATATATCTTATATACTATTTTATAAAATGGCATCTACAAAAGAAAATACCTTTGAAAGAAAGATAATTGATGGTAAAAAAAACCCTAAATATATAGATTTATTAGAGGAGGATAAATCAATTGCAGGACAAAAATTTGTATGTGTATCATTTGTTTCTCCTGAAAATATCATAAAAAATAAACACCTTTATTTCTTTGAACAGTTCCTAAATAAGTGGGAGTTCAATAAATCTATGGAAAAAAATATTCAATTTTTAAATTTTGTATCTTATAAATATAATTTAGTATTTGATGATCTTGTAACTGATTTCAAAGAATTTGTTAAAGAAGAAAAAGAAAATTTGATGAAAACAGATATGGATGATGAGTATAAAACATTCTTGGATAATAATGAAGATGAATTGGAGAAAAATTTTAACAAAAAATATAATTTTCAAACATCCACAAGAGGTTTAAAAATAAGAGGTGGGTATCCATCTTTAGAGGAAGCAGAATTGCGAGCTAAAATGTTAAGGGAACTAGATCCAAATCACGATGTATTTGTCGGACCGGTTGGAATGTGGATGCCATGGGATCCAGAAGCATATAAAACAGGAAAGGTGGAATATTTGGAAGAAGAATTAAATCAACTAATGAGTGAGAAAAAGAAAAACGAAGAAAATGCAAAACAATCGTTTGACCAACGAGTTAAAGAAACGAAAGAAAAAGCGATTCAAGATAATATTCAAAATGCAGAAAAATCAGGAAATGTATTAACTCAAACAATTGATAATAGTGGTAACTTGATCGGTGTAAATAACACAACAATTGAACAGTCTTTGGCAGAAAAAGAAGAAATTTCAACCGCAGATATTTGTAAGGAATTATTTGATGGTGAAAACGTAGTGATGGATAAAAAAACAGACTATGGACAAAGTGAACTAGTTAGTGGTCCATTTGCAAAAAAAGAGATAAAATCTGAATAAATGCAAAAACAATTTAAAATGATATATCGTTTATTAAATAATGAACAATATATTAGATTTAGTAAAATTTCAATTAATTCATCAATTATTAAATGAACAAAGATATATAGAAATAATATGGTGTTCTATTGCTTTTATGATTTATTTACAAATAAGTGAAATTAACTTTAATTCAGAGTTATTAAGTAAAATATTATGTAAAATTTACTATAGATCTATTTTACCATTCAACGAAATTGAATTGAAAGGAGAAAAAATAATTACAAAAGGCGTTTATAATAAAGAAGTGGATATTCATTTTTCTGATGCATTTCATGGGATATGTAAACGAATTTTGGATTTAAAACCTTTTATTTTCAAATTAAGGGAGTGTTCTGGTAATATTAATAGTGATAATAACAAATTAGATTATAATAATGATTGTTTTATAGTAGATCAAACCCCGTGTTTTTACTTAGAAAATGGTATTTATATTCATGTTTCAATAAGAGAAGATTCAATAAATAATGATAAATCTGATATACATAAAGGCTCTGTGGTTACACAGTTTATTAATATAAAAATATTTTCATATATTCAAAATGTTTATTATTTGAAAAATTACGTATTAGAACATTCTGAAAATTATAGAATATTTTTAGCTAAAAAACGTGACAGTAAATGTTATCATTATATGTTAAAATCGATAGATGAAGACGTATATATAAAGTGGTATGAAAAAATTTATAAATCTCATAAAAGATTTGAAAATTTATGGTTTCCAAATAAAAAGGAAATCATAAATAAAATAGATTTTTTCTTAAAAAATGAAGAATGGTATGCAAAAGAAGGTATTCCATATACATTAGGTATTTGTTTATGTGGTCCTCCTGGAACAGGTAAAACATCTTTTATTAAATCACTAACGAATTATTGTAATGAATTTAGTATTAGACATCTAATTTCAATCCGTCTTAATTTAATTCAAAATGAAAAGGAATTATGTGATGTGTATTTTGATGAGACTTATAATAAAAGCAATCCTGATCCAATTGGATTTGATAAAAAAATAATTTTATTAGAGGATATAGACTGTATGATTGATGTCATTAAAAAAAGAGACGATAAATTAGAAAATGTTTCGATAGAAATAAATGATAAGATATCAGAATTCCACAAATATGAATCAATAAAGGTTGATCCAATTGATATCAAAAAAATACAAAAACCGTCTTTTACATTATCATTTTTATTGAATTTGATAGATGGTGTACAAGAAAATCATGGGGGTATTTTGATTATTACTACAAATCACTATAATGAAATAGATCCTGCGCTTTTGCGAGATGGCAGGATTGATCTTACAATTAATATGGAAAATGCAGGAATAGATACCATTTCAGAAATATATAATTACTATTATCATGAAGCACTTCCCGAAGAATTCTATAATAAAAATAAAAATATAAAAATTATGCCCAGCAAATTGATAAATTTTCGAAAACAATCTACAGATAATAAAGATTTTTTAAAAAGAATTGAGGAAAAATAAAATAAATTACCATTTTTGTTTTTTAACACTTATTTTAGGACCGCCACTTTTCTTTCTACTTGAACTAGGGTCATACTTTTCATCTTCGTCGTCTGAGTTCATATCCTTAGATAACTCCCAGAATTCTTTTGATCCCAGTTTAAAATCATTATGATTGTCTGCTTTATACCAAAAAACTTGGTCTTGTAATTTATTTGATTTTGAATTATTATTAATTACAAGGCATTCATAATTTTCAGTACACTGATCCATTACTTGACAAAATGATTCAAATGTAGGGAACATTCCCGCATAATTTTCGTATATTCTTTTTCTATTTGCAATATAATTTTCTCTCAGTATGAATACATAATCAATATTTGTTCTTAACATAGGAGGAATACCTAGTGGATATTGCATGGTAATAACTAACATTATTTTCCAGTGTCGTCCATTCATAAACAATAGTCTCATCATTTTATCCCGAGTCCAACTACCATCATATAAACAATCGTCTAAAATTACAAAAGCTCTAGCATCTATTGTAGTACGTTTATAAGTTTCCATTTCTTTTTTAATCTGTTTTAAGACCTGTCTTTGTCTTTTGAGTATATTCTCAATAATTGCGGTATTATATTCGTTATGCACAAATAATTTAGGTACCATTTTTGCGTAAAACCCATTACCTTCCTCTGTACCCGATATCACAGTTCCTATAGGAATATCTTGATGATAATATAGTAAATCTCTAACTAAAAAACTCTTTCCTGTATCTCTTTTACCAATTAATACTATAACTGGGCCTTTATTTTCATTTGGTTTAAAACTAATATTTTTCATATCGAATTTTTTAAGCTCAAGAGTCATAATATATATAATAAATTTATATTTCTAGATATTTAAACTTAATATATTATTAAGTTTAAATATCTAGAAATTTCTTTTTTAGAATAGAAAAGATGGTTGATATAAATTATGTAAAACGAAAAAATATAGACTTGTTCAAAAGTTTAGAAGATTCAAATTTAGTTAATATTACAAAACCTCAAAACTATATTCCTATTTATAATAGTTTTTTTTCTTTGAATGAAACAAATTATAATACGATCAATTTGAATCAAAAATGGTATTTATCAAATTTAGTATCAAAAGAATCCGATAATAAATTTTTAGCAAAATTGAAAAATAATAATACTCAAAAAGTGAAGGAAAAACCTATATTTTTTAAAATGGCCCCCTTATTAGACCCATTTAAATATTTAGTGGGAAAATATCCTATGGAACAGAACTTGTTTAATTTACCTTCTCATACAAATATGGATGTAATGGATAAACTTAAAACAGCAAATAATTCTGCATATGTAGACGGTTTATTTGCTTATTTAAATAATTATTTATTCCACGAATATAATTTTCTAAATGGTTTAGAATTTTATGGCAGTTATTTATGCATTAAAGAAAATTTTAAAATTGATGTATTTGATGATTTAGAATATTTAAATAATTCTGATTTTTTTAAAAAGCAAAAAGACATATTATATACAATTGATAATTATCAACATATGTTTGAAACTTATAAAAAGTTAAAACCAATTAAAATACAAGATAGTTATAAATCTAATATATCTTTTGAATCTATTGAAAAAATAGATTATAATAATTTATTTTCTGACACAAGTAACGATAATAAACAATTAGAAGAATTTGTCATTCAAGATTTAAATAATGACTCTATGACAATAAAAAGTAATTCTACATGTTCTTCTAGGACATCACATACATCTTCAGATAGTGAAGAAATATCTATATCTTCTTCTGAATGCGATAGTATGAATAGTATCGAAGATGAAGAAATAATTGCTACAATAAAACAATTTCCTGTACAACTAATTGCATTAGAGAGCTGTTCAGAAACATTAGATAGTTTGATTGTGAAAAAAAAACTAACTGATAGTGAATGGGATTCAATTTTAATGCAAATAATAATGATACTTATTACATTTCAAAAAACGTTTCATTTTACACATAATGATTTACATACGAATAACGTTATGTATATTCCAACAGATAAAAAATACATATATTATCAATTTCAAAATATACAATATAAGATTCCTACCTATGGTAAACTTTTCAAGATTATAGATTATGGAAGAGGTATTTTTAAATGTAACGGGAATATATTTTGTAGCGATAGTTTTAAATCAGGAGAAGATGCTGCTACGCAGTATAACACTGAACCGTATTTTAATGATAAGAAACCTCGATTAGAACCAAATTTCAGTTTTGATTTATGTAGGTTAGGATGTTCTATTTTTGATTATTTAGTAGATGATTTAGATGATTTGAATGATATTGATAAATTTTCACAAATAGAGAGACTAATTATAAATTGGTGTTTTGATGATAATGGAATTAACTTATTATATAAAACGAATGGAGATGATAGATATCCAGACTTTAAATTATATAAAATGATTGCTAGATATGTCCATAATCATACCCCTCAGGCACAATTAGAAAATAATATATTTAAAAAATACATATTAAAATCTAATGAAAAACCTAAAGAATTGATTAATATTGATACTATACCTAGTTTTGTTCATTAATTAATTTTTCTAACTATTTATAAATGGATATTAATTATGGATTTATAATTACACGACATGTAACAGATGAAAAAACAAATAAATATTGGAATCGAGCAGTTTTATGTATTCGACGTTTTTATCCAAATAAACGTATCGTTATTATAGATGATAATAGTAATAAACAATTCTTAAAACCGCTAGTCAATACTAGAAATATTATTTTGATTAAATCAGAATATTGTGGAGCAGGTGAAATTTTGCCATATTATTATTTATTAAAATATAAATTTTTTGATTATGCTTTGATTTTACATGATAGTGTATTTATACATAAAAAAATAAATATGGATAGTATTTGTAAACAATATGATGTAATGCCATTATGGCATTTTGATGGAGACGACTTATTATCCAATATTAGAGATACTATTACACTTTATTTAAAAAATGGTATTTCTTTGGTAAATAAAATGCAAAGTAATAGAATGGCTATTTCATTTTATAAATGGTACGGTTGTTTTGGAGCCCAAACGTTTATTTCACTTACTTTCTTACAACGTTTACAAGATAAATATAATATCGTAAATATTATTCCTTTGATTAAAAATAGAGAACATCGTATGGCGTTTGAAAGAATTATGGGAATATTAATTACTGAAGAAACAAACTATAAAAGGAAATCATTATTAGGAAATATACATAAATATCAAGATTTTCGCTATACTTTTGATAAATATATATCTGATTTTTCACAAGGTAAAATACCAAGACATATAGTAAAAGTATGGACTGGAAGATAAATAATAATTTTATTATCAATTTTTATTTATTAAAATTCGGGATTATCTGTAAATACCGGAGTTGATGCGCTGCTTGGCACAATGGTTCCTCCTGTTTGTGTTAATGATGATACTTGGTCCATCAAAAAATAGGATACTATTACACTAAAATAGACTAAAATAGAATCTCTTACTAAAAGTTTTAATGGTTTTGGCTCTTTTTCAATAAATTTCATCTCTATATATTTTACAGTAAAATAAATAACTGATATTATAACAGCAAACATAAATATATTTTGCATATATTTATAAAATCAAATTCTTATGAATGATTATACGCGTTATGTTAAAATTTCTATATCATCTACTAATAAATCAGGCATTAATTCAATTGTAGGCTCTTCTAAATTATGCACATCTAAACTATCTAATGAAATTGGTTCATCTGAAAATTTAATTTTTTCTATATTTTCTTCTTCTTCTTCTTCTTGTTTTCGTATTCTGTTTCTTTCTTCGCTAATTTCTTCTAATCTATCAATTGTTTTGGGTGCCTCAATTTTACTTTCATTATTGTTTTCATCCCTTATATGATCTATATCATCAAATTGTATACTAGTGTTTTTATTTATCATCGGTATATTATCTTTAGTTTCTATATTTTCATTATCATTCGACGACATTTTATTAGCACCTGCTTTTTGAGTACTTTCCTCAATTGGTTCGTCAATTATCTCTTCTTTTACTTCTTCCGATATATCTTCTTCAATTGTTTCATCCAGATAAACTTTTAAAAATTCTTCTATTGGTATGCTTTCACGAACTGCTTCCAATATTGTATTTTGAATAAGAATTTCTATTTCACGGTTATTTTTTTGAGCTAGTAGCGGGCTGACCCCTAATTCATAAAGATAAATATTTTTATATAATTTTCTTGCAGCAATTGTATAAACTTTATGTATAAAGTCTGATAGTTTTGGAATAGAAATATTTATTTTTTTTTGTTTTTGACCTACTCGCATAGCTGTTATCATTTTTAATTGAATGATATGAACACATGTGATTAGTTCTTCTAAATAAGAACATCCACTTTTTTCAGATATTCTTTTTACTTCGCTATCAATTATTGTTTGATTCCACTTTGGTACACGCGAAATATAGTTTTGAAACGTCATTAGATATTTTTCGTTTTCTTGATGTTGTTTACATATACTAATTGCTTCGTTCAAAATTGATTTATAGCCGTCCATAACTAGTGGTGTCAGTATTTGAATTAAATAACAACACCATTCATTTTTAGATCCCTGTAAAGTTGCTATATTAAAATCATCCATTTACATAAAACTAATATTTTCTAAATTCACATCCAAACTTAAAAACATAAAATTCAAGATAAAAATAATAATAAGTTTTTCATTTCTAATCTCTTTAATTATTTTATTAAATACAAATAATAATTCATATTTTCTAATCTCATTTATATTGAATGTTTTAAGAGGTTCTTCTTCAAATAATTGGATTATGTCAATACCAGAATATCCCTTTTCATAAATTTTATGAGACGCGTTTGTAATTTTTTGAATTGTTGTATTGTTATGTGATAATAATTCTTTTTTCAACCATATTTTTCTATTTTTTTCCATTTTTATATCTAAAAACGGTTTATTATTATAGATATATAAGTTTATAATCTGATTGTTATGGATCGGTTCTGGTACGTAAATTTCACAAAATCTTGATAATATTGGTTTTAATAGAATAGACCTTTCTTCTACAATTATAAAAAATCTTGTATTATGACTAAATACTTCAATACATCTTCTAAGAGCTGATTGTGCATCTACTGTTAATTTATCACCATTTAAAAGTATTATACTTTTAAAAAATATACCACCATTTGAATGAATATGTGTTTTCGCGAAAAATTTCAACTCTTCTCTTATAAATTTTATACCTTTTCCATGAGCACAATTTACTTTTAAAACAGAAGATTTTATAACACATTTATCATGGTTATAAATATTATTTATAAATTCATTCACGATTGTTTTTTTCCCTGATCCTGATGGACCATGAAAAATAATATTAGGTATTTTATTATTTATTTTGAAATAATTTAATTTTTCTTTTATTTTATTATGAATATCTAATTCCATACTATTATAAATGTTTTATTTTTATATATATTTATTACGCATTTAATTTAGTTAGAACATATATTGATCTTCCAGATTATCATATTTATCGTGATATTCTATATCGTCAATACCACCAAATACATCGTTGTGTTTTTCTATGGCTTTCTTTATCTCTTTTTTAGACTTCTTTGTTGTTACTTTTGTTGTTACTATTGTATCTTTCATCTTTGTGTCACGTATCTTTGTTATAGTGTCACGTATCTCATCGAGAACTTCCAATGTGATAGTAGAATTCTCGAGCGTTTTACTAAGAGATTTATAGAATGCACCAATATTGAATGCGGAAGAATCATCTAGTCTTTTACTGATTGTACTTCCGAAATTTATATGATCTTGTTTTGTTTTCAATATAATAGATCCAATTCCAGCATTTGAATATATATTGGTAGTGTTTAAAGATTTAACTGTAGACGTCTTTGCAAATAATTCCCCTACCAACTCGGTATCCGCCTCTTCTACCTGTTTACGTTCACGTAGTTTTTTCTCATCATGAGTTTCGTTTTCTAGCATAGATAATTTCATCTTTGTCTGAAAGACAATTTCTTTTTCCTCTGTTCTTTTCTTATGAGCTACTAACTGAGGAATACTCGGCTTTGAGACGATATCTTCATCGATTATCACCTCGTCTGTCTCATCGTCCCAACTTGTTGGGACAGTAATCGAAGATTGTATTGTCGGCACTTCAAATTCATCATCTTCCCATGAGTCTCCCTTAGTGTATTCTAACTGTGGATTTATTACACAATTAAATGTTTCTCTTCCTAAAATAGACATATATTATATATATATATTACTATTTTAGGTCATATATATATATATTAATTGGTAACTTAAACTGATGTAGTTAAACTATGCGTATACGGATTATTTTTAAATGCACTAAGAATATCTGGTTGAATTCTATCGCATGTTTGACATTCGTCATAATATTGAGGCATGTTTATATCTCCATGTGTAGTTTTTGATGGAGGCATCGCTCCAGTTGAAATAAAAGCAGGATTCATTCGTCCATCAAATCTAGTTTGATCTTGACGTTTGTTGACTACGTGCATTTGTTGGTTAAATAATTGCATACCCCCTTGATTTGGATGATTATCAATAGTAGATGATTTAATATCGTTGTTATGTTGATTATATGCCGCATAATAACTCATATCTCCATATTGCGTAGCTGCTCCTCCTGATCCACCTGCATAAGAGACACTAGTAGTATCTCTTTGTGTTAAATCAGTCGGCGTGTAATTATTGATATATGTTCCTTCACGTTGATTATTAATATTAAATGTAGTTTCATATTGGGTTGTTTCACGAATAGTTCTGGGAGCTGCTGCGTCTGGATTATATACAGGACCTTTGGGTATGGACGGTTGAACATCTCCGTATATTCTAACATTATTCGTCGTTTCTGACTTTCGTGTCGGTCTTAGAATATCTAATAATGGTGCAACCGCTGCAGTTATTGAAGATGTAACTCGTTGACCTAATGATTCTGGATTTCGTGTAGTAGAACGATTATTTGCGTAATTTGTATGACTACGCTTGAATTGGTCGCCGTCATCGATTGGTCCTTTTCCTTTTGCACATGATCCGCCTCCTATATCTTGCGGCATTAAATTATCTTGTACTCGTTTAGCCGGTTCATAATTTTCGGGAGCATAACTCGCGTTCATATCACCTGGTCCAGCAGCCCCTTTATAATCTGTTACAATATCATTTCTTTTAATCACGCCCATTTCTTGGATAGATCTTAATGTCTCTCCTTTTTCTGCTCCTGTAGTTGTTAACCATCTATCTTGACTATTTATAAAATATGTATCAGGACGTTGTTTTTCTACACGACCCATCGTTGATGTAGTTGCAGCAGTTTTAATATATGAATTTGCAGGTCCTTCATGATTGACCAATTCGTATTCTAGTTTAGGATTTGTTTCTACACGTAGTTCATCCACTGTTGGAGGTAACCATTTATCACGTGATTCCATACCTGAATTATACCCACCGCTTCCAGATACACCGTATCCTTTATTCAATCCTGGTCCGACCATAACCGTTTCAAACGGTTTTACGTTATTATTACGGTTTGCTGGGTTTTGCCTAGATTGGTAAAAATCGCTATTATTCGGAGTACCATATGCCCAACTAATATTATCTTCTGGTTTAAAGAGAGGGGCTTGTTCAATCTTTTTAATATTTGTACTTCCGGAACCTATCATATTATCTAATTGTGATTCTGCTATATCAGCATTATATGTATAACCTTTTACTTTCCCTCCGTTGAATGGAACCATATTATTATGCTTAAATTGTTCAGTATCTAAATAATTACCTGTAAGTGAATATACTTGTTGTAGATTATTAGACGTTTTTTCATTATTTCTAACACGTCCTTGGTAAACATTCTGATTAAAATATTTATCTGTTGCGGTGTTAGGATTTGGATAATTTTGTGCTGTGTCTTCAATTACTTGATTTAAATTGGGAACCGGAAAATTTTGAGGAGGTATATCTTGATTTGGTAAATAATTTGATTTAGCTCCCATATTTACAAAATTTTCTTTTTCAGACGATTGTTCCTCATTACTTTCATTATTTTCATTAGTTTCACAATTAGTATTCGTTTGATTTGATATAACATACATTCCACCTAATGCTATTAAGGGTATTGCTAATTCCATAATATATAAAGTAATAGATTTTTATTTATTACTTTATATTAGTTTTATTTATTTTGATCGTTGATTATTATTAGTTATTACTTGACAATTATTCATAGATGAACAATTATTTGGACCTCCTACATACTTTGGTGAAGAGTTCATATATTTAGTAGAGAGTTCACCATGTGTATTATTTGTACAAGTGTTGTTGGGAATAAAATAATCTTTTTCTAAAATCCTCGTGCTTAAATTATTTTGAAATGGAATACACGTATTTATTTGCGGATCTATTGGGGGATATTCCCAATTTACTTGCTCTAAATCTCTTACCATCCACGCAGGCGCAATTGTTCGTGATTCCTGTGTAAATTCTTGGTTACACTGTGGAAATTCTAACTTATTATTAGGAACATTATACTTTTCAAATGTATCTGTTAAACAATCGTTTTTATTTACTTTACGATTTACTCCCATTAATTCACTTTCTAAATTAACTGTGTTTGTTCTTAAATTTGCGCCCCATTTTTGAATACGAATATGAGGATCTTCAATATAACAAGGGTTTGGACCATTACCCGGAACATCTAAAATCCATTTTCCCGGATCGGTTGCTTGTTGTAAACTTTTAACTGTTCTACAATCATCATATTTAAATCTTGTAAATGCCATACTAATATAAAAGAATATATTTTATTTATTATTTAAAGTAACGAAATTATTATGTAGGTAGAGGAGCTAAACATAATTTGATACTTCCTAGAGACGCTACATCATACTTTACTACTAAAGGTAAATCATTTTCTAAATAAACTTCAATTTGTGAACATAAATTTGTACATTTTATAAAATAACCTAAATTTTTGAGTGAAAATTCACCTTGTATTATTTTAGTATTATCTTGTTTTAAAACAAATCCCATACTTCCGTCTGATTCTGCTCTATGAATTTCTGCGGAAGCAAATTGTCCTGAACATTTGAAAATTAATTCATTTCCTACTGATTTTATTTCTAATTTATCAGATATACATGATAAATCACGAATAATTTTTTGGAAATCCGAAGATGGTAAATTGATAATAGAAGAAAACTTGACATCTGGATATTTAAGTTCTTCCATCTCTGGTTCAATCAATCTTAATTTTTGCGTCTTACACTGCTTAATTTCACCATTTTCAAATTTTAATGCTAGATGTGAAACAATACCATCTACATAATCACCTTCTTCAATATACATAGTTAAGGTGTCATCATTATCGATTGAATTAATTAGTTTGAATAAATGAAACATATTGACCCCTATTATTATTTTTTCTTTTTTACATTCGTAAAATTCGAAATTTTCTGCCTGTAACATCAAATGTGCTAATATAGTATGAGACTTATCCATATTAATAATTCGTATTCCATCTGGTTGAAATGTTATATTTGTTTCTAGTAATATATCTTTTAATGCAGTCATTAACGTTCTAAAAGGAGCGATTTGAACTGTTTTAATTGTCAAAACATTTGTTGTTTCGTTTGAATTAGAAAAAGAAGCCATTATATTTATTTTTTTCTAGATAAATCTTTAAATACTTATGTTTTTAAAGATTATAACGCAATTATTTTTTAATTTTCGGAACCTTTCTTGTTCCATGTCCATGTTTTTTTTTTGCCTTTTTTGCTAATAATAGCGCTTTACTTTTATTATTACAACCCTCTTTCAGTATATTAAAATCTACTGCCGCTGCTTTACCTGATGTAATTGTACTAGCTAAACGTGCAATTCCCCATGAATGGCTAGTTTGATTAGGTCTTGATCCCGAAGAATAATAAGCACCTTGGCCTTTTTTAATAATATTTCTTAGTGTTTTTTTACTACATCCTGTTTTTTTTGCCAATTCTGCAGTTGCTCCAATTTTTTTTACTTTATATATTTTTTTTGCATTTTTAATATGAGACGATTCCTTTGATTGAAAAGAAATAAGTTTTTTTCTAGTTTGATATTGTCCTTTTTTATACATTTTTTTTGATTTTTTTATCATCTTTATTTGTTTTTTTTTATCATTTTTTGATAATTTTTTTGGTACATATCTTAAATTCATATATATATATAGTAAAAATAAATTAAATATAAATTACCTTAAATTATATTATGAATAATAAACAATTATTAATAGATACAGTTGAAGATTTATATGATAAATATAAAGGAAATGATTTTGTTTTAGATAAATTACAATACTATATAACTAAATATTTACCTAGTCAATTATCACAAGAAGATATCGCTCAAAAAGATAAAATTATAAAAAATGAACTATTAACAAAGGCTCAAACTATATTTGTTCAAGTTTTTCTTCAACAAAATTTATTCTATTATTTACCAGGTAATGGATTTTTTTTTGAATATGATAGTAAAGATTATAGAATTATTAAAGAAGATCATATCATTCATATGTTATTATCTAGTATTACAAAAGATAAGACAATAATAGAATGGAAGGAAAAAACGAAAACAATCATTCATAAGAAAATAAAAGAGCGAAATTTATTAGATTGTAAACCAGAGTCTGAAACTATCCAAAAAATTATAAAATATATATATCCTTCTATATTTGAAACTAAGAATTATGCCAAATTTTTTTTAACCCTCGTCGGAGATGTGTTATTAAAAAAAACACAGCTAATATATTTAGTATCACCACAAATCAAAAAAATGATTATAGAAATTGAAGATATTTCTAATAGTTGTCTTGGAATAACAAATATTAGTTCGCAATTTGTTACAAAATACCATGAAAATAATTCATATGATAATTATCGACTTATCAAGATTAATCAGAGTTACTCTAATAGTTTATGGAAAGAGACATTAAAAACAATTGGTCTAAATTTTCTTTGTGTGGCTTGTCATTATTCCAAAATACATAAGTCGTCCGAATTATTTATAGATTCAAAATTAGAAGATAATTTAAAACAATATACTCTTTTTCTAAAGACGCAAAAAGAAGAAAAAATCGTATCTGATTTTTGTGATAATTTTATTAGTAGATCTGATACATTACAAATGTCTTGGAAAGATTGTCATTTTTTATGGAAAGAATACTTACAAGAAAATAACTTATATAATATAATTTATTCAACAACCCTAAAACAAATATTAAGAAATAAATATAGTTTTGACGAAAAAACTGATATGTTTATAGGAGTTACCAGCAAATTTCTTCCTAAACAAAATGATTTTTTAAGATTTTGGGATGAAAGTATGAGAGAAAGCTTAGTAAATTATTTTGACGACGAGATCGAAGTTGATGAAATATGTACTTTTTATAAAATATGGTCTAAATCTAATAAAGAAAATAAATCTATTACTGAAGAAAATGTAATTAATATTCTTAAACATTTTTTTCCGGATTTAATTATTTTAGATGATAAGTATATCGTAAATATATCATTTACTTCATGGGATAAAATAAAAGATATTAATGAAATATTATTAGAATTTATAGAATCATATAAAAAAAATATTGATTTAACACTATTATCATTTGATGATATTTATATTTTTTATGAAAAACAGGGTTGTCAGCAAAATAAACCAATAGTAAGTAAACGCTATTTTGAAAAATATATTGCTTATAAATTCACAGATATAATTGTTTACGAAAAATTTATACCATTAGATAAATTAATAATTAGTTGCAACTAATTGTAAGTTTGCCCCACTTGTACTAACACCTTTGCCGTCATATGGCGAAGGGTTTAATCCTGACATACCTCCACGATGTTTTTTACTATGTTTACGATGTTTTTTACTATGTTTACGATGTTTTTTACCATTTATTTTGAACGAACCAAATTCTCCTTTCTTTGTTTTGTATCCGGCTTTTTCTAAACGTTTTTCTCGTTTTGCTCTAGTGTGTAATTTTCTGGAAACAATTCTGCCATGTTTATTTTGCATAAGATTTTTTTTTGTTAGATCACCAGATGTTTTGAATGCAGTTCCATGCCAAACTTGAGCGCGAGTACCTTCTAATTGTTCATATTTATGTCCATGTACATGGACTTTACCGTTTTTTCTAGAAAACTTAGTTTTTCCCATTATAAATTATATCGAGAAAATAAAATAATATTATGCTAAATTACCTAATATAATAAACATAAATACTAGTTAAATTTATTTGTTGGAGGAGATCCACCACCACCGGGTTGACCTTCCATTCTTCCTAAGTAATTCAAATTCAAAGGTTGTCCTAAATAAAAATTACCGAACTGTGTTATACCTCCCCATCTAGAAACATAATTTACGCGTTGTCCATTTCCACCTAGATTTAAACGTTGTGAACGCCTCATATTATTAGAAATATTTGCACGGTTAGTATGAAAGTTTTGATTTAATTTCCAATTGGCAGGACCTTCTGGTTCTATTATATTCACAATCGTACCATTTTTATATCTATTCAGTTTACTACTTAATCCAAATGACGACATAAAAGTTATAATATATATAAATAATATTTATTTTAAAATTGAAACTATTTAAAATATTACTTATAATCATAATAATAATAATAATAATAATAATATGACTTCCGTAAATAATCAACTAGCTACAAAATATCAGCAGAAAACTGATAAACAACATATATTAGATAACCCGGATACTTATATTGGATCAATTGAAAAAATCGATTCAGAAGAATGGGTATACGCGGAAGATAAAATTATTAAAAAAAATATAGAATTTATTCCTGGATTATTTAAATTATTTGATGAAGGAATTGTAAATTGTCGAGATCATGTAATTCGCATGTCTCAAGCAATTGTCAATAAACAAGATAATTGCTTACCAGTTACTTATATAACTATAAATATTTCAGATGATGGGACAATAACCATGATAAATGATGGAAATGGAATTGATGTTGCTGAACACCCGGAGCATAAAATATGGATTCCTGAAATGATTTTTGGACATCTAAGAACATCTACAAATTATGACAAAACTGAAAAAAAAATTGTTGGTGGTAAAAATGGATTTGGGTTCAAATTGGTTTTGATTTGGTCAAGTTATGGATATATTGAAACTGTAGATCATACACGTGGTTTAAAGTATAAACAAGAGTTCTTAAATAATTTGAATGAAATTAAAAAACCTTCTATTACCAAATGTAAAACGAAACCGTACACTAAAATTGTATTTAAACCAGATTATTCTCGATATGGTATTGATAATTTGACACCTGATTTTATATCTTTACTTAAAAAAAGAGTATATGATATTACTGCCATTACCAATAAGACTATAAAGGTTAAATATAATGATAATATTATCCCTATTAAAAGTTTTCAACAATATATTGATTTATATATTGGTAAAAAAGAAGAAACTTCGCGCGTTTATGAAGAATTTAATGAACGATGGGAATATGCAGTAGCTATTTCACCCGCAAACGAATTCTTACAAATATCGTTTGTAAATGGTATACATACCGCAAAAGGAGGTAAGCATGTTGAATATTTATTAAATCAAATTACAAGAAAATTGGTTGAATATATTGAAAAAAAGAAAAAGGTAAAGGTAAATACTACCTCTATTAAAGAACAACTTATCTTATTTTTAAGATGTGATATTGAAAATCCATCATTTGATAGTCAAACGAAAGATTATATGAATACGCCTAGTCAAAAATTTGGATCTAAGTGTGAGATAAGTGATAAATTTATTGAAAAAATAGCTAAAATGGGGGTTATGGATAGTGCTTGTGCAATAACCGAAATAAAAGAAACTAAAGCTGCAAAGAAAACAGATGGTAATAAAAGTAAAAATATTCGAGGAATACCTAAATTAACAGATGCTAATTGGGCAGGAACCGATAAGTCAAAAAATTGTATGATTATCTTTTGTGAAGGAGATTCAGCAAAAGCAGGCATTATATCTGGTCTTTCTTCGGAAGACAGAAATATTATTGGTGTTTACCCGATGAAAGGTAAAATACTGAATGTTCGTGGAGAAACAAATAAAAAAATTAACGAAAATAAAGAAATTACAGAAATAAAAAAAATATTAGGTCTTGAAACAGGTAAAACGTATAAAGATTTGGATCACGTCTATAGTAGTCTACGATATGGTAAAGTGTTATTTATGACAGATCAGGATTTAGACGGTAGTCATATAAAAGGATTAGGAATTAATTTATTTCATTCTGAATGGTCATCTTTAATCGAAATACCAGGATTTATTGGATTTATGAACACTCCTATTCTCAAGGCGCGAAAAGGTAATAACGAATTGGAATTTTATAATGATGGAGAATATGAGTTATGGAAAGAAACAAATGATTCTTCTGGATGGAAGATAAAATATTTTAAGGGTCTTGGTACAAGTACTGGGAAAGAATTTAAAGAATATTTTCAAAAGAAAAAAATTGTCGGATTCGAATTTGAAGGGAAAAAAAGCGAAAATTCAATTGATATGGTGTTTAATAAAAAGCGTGCAGATGATCGTAAAGTTTGGCTTTCTCATTATGATCGTAAATCTTATTTAGATACCACGAAAGAAATAGTGTCTTATGATGAATTTATTGATCGCGAGTTTATTCATTTTTCGAAATATGATTGTGATCGTAGTATTCCGAATATTATGGATGGATTAAAAATTAGTTTACGAAAGATTTTATATTCTGCATTCAAAAAAAATTTAATTAGTGAAATAAAGGTTGCTCAATTTAGTGGTTATGTTTCTGAACATTCAGGATATCATCACGGAGAAGCTAGTTTGAATGGTGCAATTGTTGGTATGGCACAGAATTTTGTTGGATCTAATAATATTAATTTATTAATGCCAAATGGTCAGTTTGGTACTCGGTTACAAGGTGGTAAGGACTCTGCGTCTGAGAGATATATATTTACACAATTAAATTCTATGACACGTACTATTTTCCCATCTGCTGATGATAATGTACTAACATATTTGAACGATGATGGATTAGCAGTAGAACCTCTTTATTATTGTCCTATTATTCCGATGATTTTAGTGAATGGATCCAAAGGAATTGGCACAGGATTCAGTACAGAAGTACTTTCTTATAATCCAATAGATATTATTCAATATTTACAAAATAAATTACAAGGAAATGAAAATAAAATAGACTTTATTCCTTATTATGAAAACTTTCGAGGCGAAATTAGAAAAATTTTAGACACGAAATTCTTAGTAAAAGGAAAGTATGAAAAGATTAGTGAAGATAAAATTCGTATAAGTGAACTTCCGATTGGATTTTGGACAGAAGATTTTAAAGAATTACTAGAAAAGTTGATAGAACCAGATGTCGGTAAAGATGGTAAAAAGAAACAATCATTTATAAAAGATTATGATGATATGAGCAAAGATACAACAATCGATTTTATTATACACCTATCAAAAGGTAAATTATCTGAATTAGAAAGTCAAATAGGAGAAAATAATTGTAATGGAGTAGAAAAACTATTGAAGTTATACACAACACTTAATACTACAAATATGCACTTATTTAATGCACAAGAAAAATTACATAAATATGATTCTATTCCAGATATTATTGATGATTATTACGAGACTCGTTTGTATATGTATCATAAACGAAAAGACTATTTAGTGAATCAATTGACAAAAGAATTATTAGTGTTACAAAATAAAGTAAAATATATTCGTGAAATATTGAATGATACAATTGATTTGAGAAAGAAGAAAAAAGAAGAGGTGATTAAGTTGTTGAACGATAAAAAATACTCTATTATAAACGATGATATAGAGTTTAAATATTTGGTAAAGATGAGTATGGACAGTGTTACAGAAGAAAATATAAATAAACTATCTAACGAGCACGATAAAAAAGCAGAAGAGCTAGATTTGATTCAATCAAAAACAATTCAAAATATGTGGTTGGAAGAACTTAGCGAACTACTAAAACAATTTAATATATATCAAGAAGACCGTCAACGAAGTTGCGAAGATATCTCTATTAAAAAGACTAAAATAATAAAAAAGAAATTAAAAATTGTTCCGTAAGTTTATTATAACTTTATAAACTATGGGTATAAGTGCATATAAAATAAAATTTTTTTTAAAATACATCAAAAATGGCAATAGAAATAAAATCAATAATAAAAAATGGATAGATATAACTGAAATACTAAAATATATCTATTCATTTAAAAAATGGACAAATAGAACGAATCAAAAGAATAATACTATTATACCAATTGAAAAATATATAGAGATTGACTCGATTGATACTCGTCTTCCTTATGTGTAATTATTCAAAGGTGTAAATTAATCTTTTATATTGTTTTCAAGTACCTTTTTAATTATTTCTTCATTAAATTCTTTTTCACATTGTATAAACTTAAATATTTCTCTCAAGTTTCTCATATCAAACATTTTTTCAAAAGTAGTAAAGAAACAAAATGATTTATGTTGGTTATAAAAATCATACATTCGTTTATTATTTTTTTTTAAATAGTTGAGAGAAGAATTATCCTTTGCAAACCAATCACTCTGTGATTGCTGTTTTATATTTTCACGTATTTGAATTATTATTTTAGTTTGAGGGAATAACTCTAGGAATTCATTCATATATTCAATATGATTACCATTCAATCCGTCATAACGAATTTCCTTAAATCCCCATACAGATATTTTATCAGATTTTTTGAATAGTTTAATAATAAGCATTTTAATCATTCGTGTGATATCATCTAGACGATATGAATTATACCACGACGGTTTTACGTTGGCATTTATGATTTGTTCGTAAGAAACTGGATTTAAATGACCTGGTACATAGTCGCGTGTAGTAATTTTCAATCGACGATAACATTCTAATAAACTATTAATTGCTCCCATATTTTCGCCACAAATATTAGTATTTGGAATTGTATTTATAATACGTTGTAATGTTGTCGAGCCGGATCGTCCAGTGGCGCAAATTAATACAATTTTATCCATTAAAATTATATATTATATAAATTATAATTTTAAGTATTTGTTTAGAACCATCTTTTAAATTCTAATTGTCGATCCGTATTATCGGCCATGACCGGGTGGGCAATTGGTACAACTAAAGTACTAGCATCATGCATATATTTTAAATATCCTTGCGCCTCTCCATATACTTGTTGTATGCAATAGTCTAGTACAATCTTATTAAGTTCTACAATCTGTTGAGTAATATTAGATGGTTGGTTTGCTGAATGCTGTAAAAACACACTTCTCATTACTACTTTAAGTGCATCACAGTCTTGTTCTCCTACCATGTATTGTTTATTAGATCTTTCGTAAACTCCTGCTCTAATTCCATTTTGTAATATACGTATATTTTCAACTGAAAAAAAGGCACTCGATAAACTTGTCTCGTTCCAAATACCATCTGTAGCATTTCTAAAAGTTACACACTGGCTTGCAGGGATCTTATCATACATATTGAATAATTTATTTGTGTCTAGTGATTTTATATTTACTCTTCCATTGTTATTATTCATTTTATATTAGTTATACAAAAAAAAAATATAAATAATTTATATAATATGGCACTAGGAGGATTTCAAAAAACAACTTTAATGATAGCAGTTGGAATATTAATTTTATTTTTAATTATGATAGCAATTGCTTTATCTTATGGAAAAGATTCTAAAACATGGCCGCCAGAAGTTCCAGTATGCCCTGATTGGTGGACAAGTGATGGTTCAGGAAACTTTGCACGTTGTCATAATCCAAAAAAAATGGGATCATGTAAAGGTCCTGCTAATTTTACTACTAGAAAATATACAGGTGATAATGGAACATGTAATAAATATAAATGGGCGCATAAATGTAAAGTAGCATGGGATGGAATAACATACGGAGTTCCAAATCCATGTAATGGTTAAATTATAGTTCCTTCATATTTAGAACAATTAAATATGAAGAATATATATATGAAATTAGGTAGTTTGCAGAAATCAATTATTGCTTCAGCAGTTGGATGTTTTATTTTAGTAACATTAATTGTTTGTATTATATTATATAACACCAATAAGGATATTGATTGGCCTCCACAAACACCGGATTGTCCTGATTGGTGGAAAAGTATTGGATATGGTAAAAATCAAAAATGTATAAATGTTAAAAAATTAGGGTCCTGTGGTCAAAACTCTATGAATTTTAATAATGAAGTGTTTCAGGGAACACAAGGTAAATGTTCTAAATATACCTGGGCAACTAACTGTAATATATCTTGGGATGGTATTACTTATGGAATTAAGAATCCATGTAATTCCGATTCTGATTAATTTATTTGCTATTATATAATGAATGAATTATCCACACATAAGTCTGATATATTTGAAAGTATTGAAAAATTACCTGATGAATTGATTCGGGAAATTTTTTATTATATTCCGTGTAAACATCTCGTATTTTTGAATAAAAAATATTATATTGATTATCATATTTATATAAATAAATTAATTATCAATTACGATAGTTTTATAAGAAATATTATTCGTATGGATAATGATTTTATTTTTTCGACACATATGAGTGAAAACAATAAAAAATGGATTGCTAAAAAAAAATATTATTATAAAAATAAAATATATTCAAATTATTCATACTTCTTACTAGATTATTGTATTGAAAACAGTTCTGATAGATGTAAGGAAAAGCTTACTAATTTTTGGCATAAAGAAGGTTTGTGTCAAAATCGACATAAAAAAAACATCTCTAAACATATAAGATGGAAAAAATAAATTTAAATAAAATATTAAACAGAGAAAAAATTGCAAATGAGATAAAAGAATTATTAATTAATTTTGATCAAAATAGAAATGACGTCAATATGAAAAATGGTATATATATTTATGGAAATCCAGGAACAGGTAAAACTTTTTTTATAATGAATATTTTGAAAGAGATGAATTATGATATTATTAAATTTGATGCTGGTGATATCCGCAATACATCTGTAATAGATGATATTACCAAACATAATATGTCTAGACAAAATGTGCTAAGTATGTTTAATAAAAATAAGAAAAAAAAAGTAATTGTAATGGACGAAATTGATGGAATGAATAATGGAGATAAAGGTGGTATAAATTCGCTCATAAAATTAATTAGACCTAAAAAGACCAAGAAACAAAAAAAAGAAAGTGTTTCTTTGAATCCAATTATATGTATAAGTAACTATAAATTTGATAAAAAAATCAAGGAGTTAGTCAAGGTGTGTAATTCATTTGAACTTAAGACGCCGGTAGTCTCACAAATAGTAGATATCTTAAGAAATACTATGCAAATGGAGATTATACCTAGTAATATAGTTTATTATATACAAGGGGATTTAAGAAGATTAACAAATTTAATTAAAATTTATAAAAAAAATCCGGATTTTTTATATAATACTCAATTGATTGAACAAAAAAATTATAACGAAGATACGAAAAAAACTACGGGTACATTATTTGATAACCATTTTTCTTTAGATCAACACGCAAGTTTGATAAATGAAACTGATAGAACTAGTATTGCTTTATTATGGCATGAGAATATTATTGATGTATTAGAAAAAATACCTATAACACACTCATTACCATTTTATTTATTACAATTGAAAAATATATGTTTTGCTGATTATATTGATAGAATAACATTTCAAAATCAAATATGGCAGTTTAATGAAATGAGTTCTTTAATTAAAACTTTTTATAATAATTATCTATTTCATTTATTTAAAGAAGAACAAAATATTACCAAAAGAATAACAAATGTGAGATTTACAAAAGTTTTAACAAAATATTCTACAGAATACAATAATTTACAATTTATTCAAAAGTTATGCCAAAAATTAAATATGGATAAAAAGGATCTGATAGGTTATTTTTATAAATTAAAATCTGATAACATTTATGATGATGTGAATTATTTGATTGAAAAATATGAAATTGGTAAATTAGAAATAAATCGCATTTATCGTTATATAGAAAAATACACTCAAGAAAATGCGATTGGTACATCTGAAACAATAATTGATCAAGATGAAGATTATGAATTAGATAATTTATAAAAAATTACTTTCTTCAAAATCAGTATTATCTAAAATATTTTTACTAATATTGCCAATATTGATATAGTTATTATTCAATAGTTGTATTTTTATTAGTTCTGATATTTTATTATTTTGAAGTATTTTTAATATATTATAGTGTCTAATATATGTAGCTATATCATCTATATTACCTTCATAATAATCTATCTCTCTATTATCATATCCTGTAGTGTCATTTTTTTCATAGAAACATCTATACGGAATAGTGGTAAACATCTTTGTTAAAAATAGTTTTTTACTTACTATAAAAGATATCGTTAACACAAACCATGTAGAATGTAGCATTTGTAATATATAATTAACATATCAATAACATTTTATATCATTTCGTATAACGTTATTATTATAAGTATTTGATAAATATATATAGAAATTAAATAATATATATATGTATGTATCAAACAGAAGAATTTAAAAATAAAAATAGCACTAAAATCAGTCATACTAAAAAAAAAGTACGGTTTTTTTCAATTGTGCAAGTTGTTCTTATTCCCTGTATCGAAGAGTATAAAATGGCAGATATTGCGAAAAATATATGGATGTCTAAAGAAGACTATTATATTAACTCTTAGGTAACTCGCGATTATTCCATCTAGTAATGATTTCTTCATCTAAATTTGTACCCATATGATTTTCATAAGAACGAGGGGAAATATAAAAAAGTGTATTCATATCATTTTTACTATTTAGTTCACCCGTTGAAAAGGATACCTTAAAATATTTAGTTTCATTTTTGGTTCCTACAAAATCATTATAATAATAACCTGATTCTGCATCTCTTATTTTACAACCAACTCCTCCGGTTACGTATACCTTTATAGCGGTGTTTTTCAAAATACCTCTTTTATTTAATTTCTTACGGATTATCTTACAATATCCACTATCATAATCTCTCATATCTGTAATATCTTTTTCAATATCATTTATTCCGTTAGGATCAAATTGTTCAGTACCTTCCATAATTATAGATTATATAAGATGATAATTATTAATAGTCGTATATCTTTAAATGATTTAATGGTTTAATATTATTTAGTAGCGATTGCCTTTTTTTCCTGAATTTTTTCCTGAATTAATTGTGAAATCTTTTTTTCCAAATATGTTACTTTATTTTTAAGATTATTATTTTCGATTGTTAATTCTTGTGATAAAAGAGTCATTTGGTCTAGTTTAGATTGTGTACTTTGATTTTTAAATTGTGTTATAGATTCGTTTCTTTCTTGTCTTTTTTTATGAATATCATTCATCTGTTTTATAACATCCGGTTTATTGAATGGTTCTCCAGGAATATAATTTTTCAATAAATTATCTATTTCGTTAGTAAAAAAATGTAATATTTCTTCGTCTTTAATAAAATCTGTTACAGTGAGACTTGGTTCATTTATAAATCTATTATTTCCAAGATTTTGATATAACAACTGTTTTTTATCAAATGAATTATGATTATGAGAGAAAACTAGAATAGTTTTTTTACTATCAAGTTGAATCATGGGAATTGTAAATCCTTTTAAAAATAATTTTTCTTCTGCTAACGACGCTTCGTCACTAAATGTTGTTTCATTTAGAAGCTGTCTTTTAAAAGCAAAAGTTGCCGCAGTAGCATGATTTTCACCATATGGTCCAAATCGATACATTTTATTGATATGTTTAAAATAAATATGCATTATAGATGAGCCTGCACATAATATATTTGGATTTTTTTGTAATTCGTCAACCGCATATGATATTCTCTCAGGTGGATAAAAATCATCATCATCCATATAAATAATAATATCGCCTTTTGATTTTTTATGTAATAAGTTTCTTTTTTTTCCAAGTGTCATTTTTTCATCATATTTAAAATATTTTACTTGAGGTATATGCGTAACTAATTCTTCAATTTTATCTGTTCCGTCATCAATAATTAACCACTCTATACATTCTTTTGGATATGTTTGATGAAGAAAGCATTTGATCATAGTTGGTATAAATGGTCGACGGTTGAATGTAGGTGTTAACACACTTACAAATGGCAATTTGGATTTGTTCGTATTTTCTGATGATTTTTTACCCTTTTTCTTATTTCCCATAATAAGTTAATGAGTTTTTGTTTAAATTATTTATATGTTTGAATTATTTAAAATATCAAATATATAAATTCATAATGAAAAGAGTGAAAATATTTAATCCTGTAAGTTAACAAGTTTTTTTCCGGCTTTTTTTATATCTGCTGTAATATTTGTTCCTCCGAAAAATCCTCCTCCAGACGTTTTAGGTTTGAATTCACATGTTTTATTTGCCTGATTATTACTTACCAGTGGGGTAATATCTGTTGGATGAATTTCTTTAAATAATGTAGTTGCTACTACTCCAAAAAATACCATAACAGCTGCAACTAGTACTGCTAATGCATAAGTTAACTCAAGGTTCGCAAAACTACTTAAAATAACTAAAATACAAATGGTAGAAGTAATTGTTACTTTATAAAACTTGAAAAATTTCGCCAAAATATTTATTAGTCCTGTAGATTTATCATCTTTATCTTTTGCTTCATATGTAAACATAGTCATTATAGTAAATATAACTGATATTAGTGGTAAAAACCCCCATGCAAAAATAAGTAATATTATAAATAATATAATAAATACAAACATCATCATACAGCGTCCTGAAAATAGTAATGGGTCCCATAAAGTCACCGTGTCCCAGTCAGCCGGTTTATTTGGATCATTATTTTTATTTATTTTAAAAAACCATGTCATATTTGCAAACCATAAATAAATTAAATATACACAATTGATTATTAATAACACAATAAAAACGATTAATAAAATAATTGGCCCGAAAAAAAGAATTAATGTTTCTGGTAAAAAATTGATGAAATTAAAAATTGTATTCAGCGATAAATAATCAAAGCTTACTAATCCTTCCATCAAAGCGACAATATAATTTACTAGATAATTTGTTTTAGAACCACTTTTGTATTCGCGAAACATATCTAATAATAAATTTTTTGTATTGGCGCCTTCATATGGGAATTTTAATTTTTCAGATAATGGAGGATCGGTTGCGGTTACAAATATATTTGTAAATATGCTTTCTATGTTTGGTTCTGTACTAGTAAAAGGTTTACAATTTTCTTCTGTTGGTAGAATATTTGATTGTGCTACTTTACATGCATATAAAACCGATCCACCTAATGTAAAATATATTAATACAATTAATATTAAAATTATAGTATATATTATAAATTTTATTATTTTGGGGGAATCTGATGAATCTGACATAATCTATAATTTATCATTATAAAATTATTTCACTTTAATTAAACTAAATAATTTTATATTTATTTATATTTTGTCTTATGATATAATATATGCAAAAAATATTTGATAAGCATAATAGAAACTACTTCATAGTATTTTTAGCTATTTTTAGTTTTATATTATTGATCGGCTTATTTTATTGGATAAATTTTCTAGTTAAATATAATTATATTAAAGAAGCATTTGATAATAATTCAGAATTGTATAGCCATACAGTAAATACCCCATTAACTACTACTACTAGTTGTAAAAATTTTTGCGGACCTCCTGCTAGATGTTCTATAACTGGACAACAGTGTACTGCAGATATTGATTGTCCAGGTTGTCAACCTAAAACTACAAAAAACACTAAACCATCTAAATCAGTTCCGCCAAATGACGATGCTGGAAAGTTAACATTTAGTCAAACTCCTCAATATTCATCATTAACGTCTGATTATGGTATGAAATCACGAATTATAACAGATAATAAATTATCAAAAACACCATCTTTATCTGTTGATAACTCGTGGCTGGTCGGGTTTAACGATAGTAAAAAAGAATTTGATAAATATTATAAAATTAAACATATGAAAGATGAACCAGAATATCCATCAAGATATTCATTAAGTGGGGACTTTAAAGATGATGGACCATTAGCTTCCAATTCTTATTTGACGTAACTTATTAAGTAGCATACATTAAACCGGCATTACCGCCTACAAAAGTTACTGTATTAATACGTTCTTCAAAAAGAATTAAATCAAAATTATAATCATATAAACGCCAAGTTGGTTTATTAATTCCAATTATATCCCCGGATTCCTCATCACAAATATTTAATGTTTGTGCATATGGATCAATAGGCGGTGTAATCGTAGTAAACTCTAACTGTATATTTGTAAATCTACTCATATTCATAGCTCCCGAAGGTTGCAAGTTGAACGGAGAAGTATCCAAACAAAAATTATAACAATATAGCCCGTCCGGTGCAAACCCTCCTGTTCTTACATATTTTTCTACATAATTGAATACTTCAGATGGAAGAGTATTTTCTCTATAATCTCCATCGAGTAAAATAGCCATAGTCATCAAAATTTGTTTAATATTTTGGGGATTATATACACCAGAAATAAATAAACCAGTTAATTCCCCATGTGGAGACGATCCAGGTCCTATATTCGCATTTCCACCCAAAATATTGGGGTTTTGAAATGGTCCTAAAACAGGAGCACTTTCTGCTGGACCAGGTAAATAATTATATGGCCAATTTGTATAGTTACACCATTCATTTCTTAAGTTTGCATCACTTCTTCTAAAAAAGAACATCCAACTGGAAACCATTCCTAATGAATCTAAATCTACTTTATTTGATCCTGTAACATTATTAAATGTTTTTTCATATACTTGTTTAAATAAATAATTTTGTGTATTTTTAGCAAATAAAGTAGACTCGTCATTTGAAAGAAAACAATAAGTACAATTTAAATTTATATCTGCATTCCATACTGAACGTTGGTCTACATAAGAATTTGGAGAAAGATCATAGTCCGGAGGTGTTTGTAAAAATCGATACATCTGTTGGTAAAATTGATTGAAGTTTGGTGCTATATACGGAAAATTATTTTGATAATCAAATACATCTCTTATCTGTAATAACTGATTAATTGGTTTTAAAGTAATCGTAATTACTAATTCATTATATTGTAATGCAACTAACGGAAAAGCCATTTGACTTTTCAAACCAAACCAATTATTCAAAGGTATATATAAAACACGTCCATTAATTGAAGGCTGTGCTCCTGCCGGATTTGTTGTATGATAAGCACTTGGATATGTATTTGTATATGGACCCGAATTTGCAGGATCTGTTAATTCTGGTACTTGACCAATCATTTCATTAAATAAATCCAACTTTTGTCCACCAAAATCACGTTGTACTGCTGATAATAGATATTGTCCTGAATATTCTTGTAATTTTTGATTACCACATGTAATTGTTATTTTATTTATTAAAAGTGCTCCTATATTTTGTATCCATTTAAAATCATAGGGCGCCCAATCCGTATAAACTGTTCTTCCATCATTTTCTACTACAGTTCTTGGAGGATATATCGGACTCCATATATTTGGTAGTGTAAATGATAAATATGTATCCATTAGTAAATCGGCATATCTTTTTACTTTAAAGGTATATGTAGATTCTGTTGTTAAGTTTAGTGTAGGGGTGCCTTCAAAATCTAACCGAAAATTTTGTTTTCCAAAATTAGTATATTTTTTATAGGTTGCTTTCCAAAATGTTTTACTAGGATTTCCATTTAATATAATATTTTGTTGTCCTTGACTTACAAGATTAAGTAATCCTCCTGCCATAATATTATATATAAATAATATTTAATCTATTTGATATTAAATTAATAAAATTTAAAAATATTATATATATAAGAAAATGAATTCTGATTCAACATTAAGCGACATTCAAAGAAGCAACGAAAATTTTATTGTTTATATAATTATGTTTTTTATTGTTTTTATATTAATTTTTATCATCAGTTATATTTATTATATTAGAAATCTTAAATCATCTGAATGTAGTTCAATGGACAATTTATATCCCTCAATCGATGGATATATTACACCTATAAATACTTCTGATCCAGATTGTTCTGGCTGTTTATATGACTATTATGTTAAAACTGCATATAATGCGTGTTCCGGAGGAGATTATACTAATGACTTTGTAGATGTTTGTAATTTAAAAAGCGTATTAAAACAAGGTGTGCGAGCATTAGATTTTGAAATATTTTCTATTGATAATGAACCAGTAGTTGCTACAAGTACTTCAGATAGTTTTTATATAAAACAAACTTTTAATTCAGTCAAATTTTCCGATGTAATGAGTACTATTAAAGATTATGGATTCTCTAATGGAACTGCACCAAATTATAGCGATCCTATTATTATTCATTTACGGTGTATGAGCAGTAATCAAGATATGTTTAATAATTTAGCTGGTATATTTGCTGAATATAATAGTATATTATTAGGTAGCCAATATAGTTTTGAGAGCCAAGGTAACAATTTGGGTAAAGTTCCATTAACAGAGTTAATGAATAAATGTGTTATTATATTTGATAAAAGTAACACCGCTTTCATAGATAATGAAGAATTAACAGAATATATAAATATGTTGAGTGGTTCTGTATTTATGAGAACATATAATTATACAGATGTTGCAAATAATCAAGATGTAAATGAATTAACAGAATTCAATAAAAGAGGTATGACAATTGTTTTTCCAGATAATAAGTCTAATCCTTCTAATCCTAGTGGTATTTTATGTATGGAATATGGTTGCCAAATGGTTGCGATGCGATATCAACAAGTAGATAATTATTTAGAACAAAATACATTATTCTTTGATAGATCTCAATATGCATTTGCCTTAAAACCTCAACGTCTTAGATATGTTCCTGTTGTTATTAAAGATCCAACGCCTCAAAAGAAAGGTTATTCATATGCAACTCGAAAAGTTGGTACTGATTATTATAATTTTAATTATTAAAAGCAAATAAATACTTAGTTAATAATTAGTTTAAGAGAAATATGAGTGAAAACATTTTATTGCCAAAAAATCGCAAAAATGTACAATTTAGTGTTTTTAAAGATGTTATTTTTATACCATACGATTATAATATTGATAATATGGATCTTTGGTGGACATCTAATGAAATTGATAAAATAAGTAAAAATTTTATAAAAATACATAATATTAAAAATATTTCCTTATTAGGGAACGAAGTTAAAAAAATACTGGCTAATTATAATTAATATTAATATATATTATGAAGGACCATGATTGTAAAAAATTATCATTTAGTGAATGTGAACTAGCTATTTTACGTATGGCAGTAGATAAAGCAGAAGATAAAATTTCTCGACGAAACGTTAGTTCACCAGAAATTAAAGAAATAATTAATGTAGTGGAAGAATTTTTGAAATCAAAAAAATTAATTTGTTATGGTGGAACTGCTATAAATAATATATTACCTAAATCACACCAATTTTATAATAAAGATGTCGAAATACCCGATTATGACTTTTTCTCTTATGATGCTTTAAATCATGCAAAAGAGTTAGCAGATATATATTATAAAAAAGGATATGACGATGTTGAAGCGAAAGCAGGACAACATCACGGTACATATAAAGTTTTTGTGAATTATATTCCTGTTGCAGATATAACTCAAATGGATAAAGAGTTATTTCATTCGCTTTTAAAAGAATCGATTAAAATTGGTGGAATTTTGTATGCACCTCCGAATTTTTTACGTATGTCTATGTATTTAGAGTTATCTAGACCTGCTGGAGATATTTCTAGGTGGGAAAAAGTGTTAAAACGGATTACCCTATTAAATAATAATTATCCATTAAAAAACGATGAATGTTATGATATCAGTTTTCAACGAGAAATGTCAAATCAGAATAAAGAAGATATTATTTTTGATATAATTAAAAAAACGTTTATAGATCAAAACGTTGTTTTTTTTGGAGGGTATGCTATTTCACTTTATTCTAAATATATGCCGGTTAAATTAAAACGTAGGTTAGAAAAATTTGCGGATTTTGATGTTATCGCAAAAGATGCAAATAAAACAGCCGAAATTTTAAAAGAAAGACTTCGTGAAAATGGAATTCACCATATTACTATCAAGAAACATGAACCAATTAGTGAACTAATTCCTCTTCATTATGAAATCAAAATTGGAAAAGATACCGTTGCATTTTTATATGAACCGATCGGTTGTCATAGTTATAATGTAATTCCAGAAAACGGGGGAAAAATTAGAATTGCAACAATTGATACTATTTTAAGTTTTTATCTTGCATTTATTTATATAAATAAACCCTATTATAAAAATTTTCGCGATAAGCTACTTTGTATGGCTAATTTTTTATTTGAAGTTCAAAAAAAAAATAGACTTTCTCAGAAAGGTCTACTAAGACGATTTAGTATTATTTGTTATGGGCATCAATCGTCCGTAGAAGAAATAAGAGCCGATAAATCAAAAAAATTCAACGAATTAAAAAATAAACGTACGTCTAAAGAATTCGAAGAATGGTTTTTGAATTATAAACCTTATTCTATAAAAGAGAAATTGAATCAAAATAAAAATAATAATAAAAAAACTAAAAATAAAACTAAAAATAAAAGTAAAAAAATACCAAAAAAGAGTATTAATGAATTAATATTTGGTAAGCAAAAAAGAAAAAAACGAAAAACACAGAAAAACTTGTATTAAACACAATATTCCTCTAAAAGACATATAAATAAACTCTGTATCATTTTATATGTTATTTTTTTTAAAAAAAATAATTTTTTAGGCGCTTTAAATTGGGAATATATATAAGCAATATAAATTATTATTTTTTCGATAAATGATTTTAATAGATATATTATATAATTAATAATAGTCCATTCGTTTACATAACTACACATACTAGTGTTTTGGTTTTTAATAAAAAAATTATGAATCTCTAACATACCTGATAATATTCTATGAATATTGGTTTTCTCATTTTTGATATTAAAAATATTTTGAATTTTATCTATACCAAATAGGTCTAAATATAATATTTTTCGTCCATTTATCGGTTTAAATAAAAATGGATTTATACCATCAATATATTTTTTTTGATAAAGAAAATTACCATTAATCAAATAAGGAATAAAACACGATCGAATTATACTATCTATAATATCATTTTTATCGCTGTATATCGACTTTATATATTTTTTTCTTTTTGATAAATGATAATAGGTAATATATAATCGGTTATTTACTATATTACATATATCGTCAGAGATATAGTCTTTCAATATTTCTCCTATTTTCGTGATCAAATCTAAACTATGTTTTTTTTTTAATAAAGTATAAATTGGTTTATATAGGTCTATCATAATTTCTAATTTATCTATATAAAACAGAAACCCTGTTAAAGCACCAATACTACATCCAGATATTCTTTTTATTTTAATCATTCCACGTTTTTCCATTTCTTTTAAAAATAATACCCCTCCCGTTAAATAACTACCATTAAATATTCCTCCGTCTAATATTAAATCAATTGATATACATTTTTTAATTGAGAGAGTTTCTACTAACTTTGTTACATAGTTTTCCATAATTTAAATATAGTAAAACTATTCCATTTATTTACGTAAAAATCATTATTTTTTATCTATTATTTAATTATATAATGAAAACTAAAAAAGCAAAACGTTGTAAAATAGGAGGAACTCGCAAAAATTATCATATAAAATTAAAAAAAATTTATCCAAAATGTTCATATGATATTAGTAATAATCATGATAAATATGAAAACGCAAATATTACCTATGGGGAAATGAACTATGAGGGAATGGATAAGCTTAAACATTATTTTAAAAAAAATAAGAAGACTTATAATAATTTTATAGATATCGGATCAGGTAGAGGTAAATTATGTTTTTATATGATAAATGAACCAAGAATTAAAACCGTTATAGGAGTTGAGATAGTAAAAGAACGCCATGATGATGCTATTAAAATTCAAGAAAATTTACAATCAAAATTGGCAAATAGAGTTATTTTATTGAATGATAATGTTTGTAATATAGACTTATCAAAATTTTTTGATAGATCAGTATTTGTTTGGTGGAGTAATTTATGTTTTGAACAACAAAATACAAATATAATATTTCAAAAATTAAAAAATGAACTTCCGAGTCAATCTATAATATGTTGTTCAAAACCCATCGCAACTGAAATAATGAATTATTCTGATAAAATAAGCGTACCGATGTCTTGGTGTAATGAAAGCACCGTTTATATTTATTATCTTTAAAACTTACTAAAGGTTTCCAATATTTTTAATAAAATATAATAAATAATTCCAAATAAAACACTTTTAAATATGTTACCATTTAGGTTCAAATTACCATCCATATTAAATAAAAATGGTAAATAAGCAAATAAAAATTTTCTAATAAATGGTAACTGAAATAAGAAATAAAGTATAATCAATAATATTGGCGTTTGATATTCATAATAAATTTCATCTATTGTATTCATTTTCTGTTTATTTTTATTATAATTATTAATTATTTCTTCATTTGCAATATCTGTCTCTATATAATTTGTTTGTTGCGGCGGCGGAATATAACCAGGTTGTATATACGGATCATTTACAATATTTGTAGTATTCATAGGAATATCACGTGATGGTAGCTGGGTCACTCCTGTATTACTAGCTTTCTGAATACCTGAAACTATTTGACTTATAGTAGAATCATCTAAATTTATTCCATGAGGTTTATCTTGAACATCATTACTTTGCTCCATTTGTTTTTCGCTAATTACTAAATTAACATTTTCTTGATTATTTCCTATAATCGGATCTGTTACTAAATCGTTTATATTAGTTGTATCGCTCATAACAATAGTAAAGATAGATTGATTTTTATAATTACGCATTTTCTTCCTCAAATCTAATAGTTCTTTTATTTTTATCACATTTTGTCGCAACAGGATTGAATTTATAACATTTTTCACCATCCTTGAATGTTTTTTTTTCTATATCGTCTAATGGCGGCGCATAGAAAATAATACAATTTTTATCTTTACACATTCGTCTAAATAATGTAGCCAATCCCATTCCTAGTAATAATGACATCATTACTTTTCCTGTTTTTGAATGAACAAATTTACCTAAATTTACCATCTTTATTATTTGTATATATTTTAGTTTATGTACTTTGTATCGGAATTCTTGATAATAATGACGATTTGTTTGGACATTTTACTTCTTGTTGTTCAAAATAAAAACAGTTATCTGCTTGGTCTTTAAATAATACTTTATCAATATTTTCTGGACTAGGATACACATATACTATTTTATTTTCAGGTCCTAAAATATATGTAAGAAATATTCCAATTGCAAAACTAATTAAAAAAACTGGTAAAGATATATAATTTAACAACATATATATATCTTACATATAAAAATTAAATTCGCGCGTATTTGTTAATAAACCGATCGTAATGTAAATGATCGCTCATTAAATTTGCTAATGTATCCAAAAACATACTATAGTCTTTTTCACCTTTTTTAACACTAAATAAAGTAAGCAGAGTATCTTGATAAGAACTGGTTAGTTGATTAAAAAACTTATTATAATCTTTATTTCCGAGATCAAATTGAACTATTCCATTTGCTTTTATTTTTTTGGGAGGAATAATCAAATTTACAGGATTTATAAATTCACATGGTTTACCTTTTTTACGATTATTATAACAACTTGTTAAAAAGAGCTTCATCCATTCCGGATCATTTTTTAAAACTTCTTTTAATTCTTTACTAAAATCATTATAAATTTTTTCATAAGAGTTATTTTTCCAATTGATAATACCATCCTTAATAGTGTATGGATTGGTCGTTAATTCGGTTTCATCAATTTGAATAGTTTTATTATATTTTATAGTACCATATACAAATGACTCCACTTTTGGAGGAACCAACTCTAATAGTGACGACTCTATACTATATTGTTGCTGTATTAAATGATAAGTATTGTCATTATTATCATATGAGACAAATTTTGTTTTATATTTTATACTAGATAATATTTCGTTAGTCTCGGTTAATTTATTGATATATATATTAATTGCATCTTGAATAAAACTATTTTGATCCGTCTCGTTAAATTTTTTGATACATTCTTTTATTTCTGCAATATAAATCTGAGCGTTTTCAAATTTTTTTTTATAATCTTCTTTTTCTTCTTTATTATCTAATTCTTCTGTAAAAAAAATAGTATATTCTTCTAACAACATTAATTTTTCATTCAAATCTTTTTTTAGTTTATCAAAAACAGAAACGACTGTATTATCGTCGATAAAATTGAATAACTGTTTATTTTTATTTTTAATAATTTCATTTTTAACTTTATTTATACTGTCTTGAATTTCGTCTAATAATTCGCGAATTAAATAAAAAGAGCCTAAATTTATTTTTATATCTAAATTACATGGGTTACTTGATATATTACATATGGCGCGAATTAACCGTTCACCTTTTTCTATATTAGATGTGAAATTAGTACCTCCAATTCTTTTACAATTTATACATTTGGGTTTATATTTCTTAAATTCTTCCCTTTTTTCTTTCATACTAAGTTTATTATTATGTATAATTTTTTTTTTTGTTTTTGTTATTGAAC